CATTACTATTGACCAGGAATGACTCAGGCCGCATGTAGTGTTCACTCAGGGGGTCATTACACCACCGGATGCGTGCAATACGACTTATAGGTACAGCATTCAAAAACCGCAGGGCCTGCCCATCCCTGGGGTGAAATACCTTTTCAGGCTCATCCTTTTGCGCATCAAGACCTAGAAAGGTTAGACAACCACCCAGCAAGCGTTCAAGCATGAGACTACGCTTCAGAACTGATAGGAATTGAAGCTGGTCCAGCCTGGAATCAATCCGTTTTGCCATCTGTTCCGGGATGTCTTCAGCAACCCATTTTTTACGCAGAGCATCCTCAGGGATGATCCGAATAATTTTCCGGGCTTCCCAACTGGTCTCATATAAGTGTACATATTGTCGCCAACGGAAAACATAATCATTACTCTCATATGGATTACCTGTATAAACAGGGAGGGAGCTATATGCACCCCGATCCCCTGTACCAAGAGGGCCACCTGCTAGATCAGTAAACCCAGCATTATTGACTCTTATACGTATACGCTTGCTCATTTATAGTTCACCGCAACCGTCAGCAATGTAGCCACGCGGACGGTTGAGACGTCTCCTGATTCCGAAAATAGTTTTTTCATATTATCACTCAAATGTCATTGCAGTGCCACCAGACATAAGGCCGGCACCTACTCGAAAGGATTTGTTTACTGGGTCCATTTCTTTCACTCAAATGTTATTGCCACGGCCAGTACCCTGCCACGCCCTGCTGATTTTGCTATCGAGTCTGTTGCCATTATTGCACCGCCTCAAATGTTTTTCCTTCTGCTGATATTGGCATGTGGCCGTTTGCGCCATTTATTTTTCTGACTAAGGGGCTTCGTCCTTTGACCCATAAAAAATAATTTCCACCCATTAAAGAAATTCCCTCTTTTAACCATGCATCCCCGCCCGCAGGACCATCATTCGCATATGCCGCCTCAACAATATTATTAATAGTCTCATAGGTATTTTGACCGGCATAAAACCATTTATCAGTAAACATTCTTGCTGCCCTATCCAAATATTCTTGTTCATTTGTTACTAAATATGCAAACGCATATAAGTCAGCAACCTCAGTAATATATTCAGGATGCCATAAACCGGAGAATGCACCAGAAATTAACTCGGCTCCCTGTGTATACGCTAAGTATTTCCCCTCATTCTCTCCTGTTCCGTATCCAGGTTGCGCTAGCAGATAGTTGTCAAAAACATTATCATACCAAGAAACAAGACGAAGTAACCATGCAGATACGCTAGATTTATATGAATCACCAACCTCATATAATAAATTATACAAAGCAATAGCTGGACGTAATGCCTGATCAGTATACCAAACATAAACAGACCCGCTGTCAGATCCTAAAGATCCACCACCAGCATCCTCATTTTGCAATAAAGCATTTTCAAATATTTTTTTAGCTAATGTTAAATAATCAGTATCTCCAGTAGATTGATACAATAACGACGCATATTCAATACTTCTTGAAAATTGACGTGTTTCTACTGTATTATAATATGTACATGTTCCTAAATCACATCTTTTTTCTGGAACAGAGGTTGCTCCATCAAATACACCATGATCAGGGGCAATTGAACTATAATTGTGTCTAATAAAATCTCCAGCATCTTTTAGTCCATCAAATAACTTATCATCTCCTGTCAAAATATAATTAAATATGAGACCAATTAAATGTTGATGTTTATTTGTTACGCATCCATTATTCTGAAACCCAGTTAAAAATGAAGTACCCTCGCATGTTGCATTATATTCATCCCGGGACCCGCCATGCAAATCACGAACTGTTGCGCCAGATGTATTAATTGTTGTTGTGTCGTTTATAGGTTGATGCAATATTAATGAATCTGCGGTACGCAAACTCATCGCATCACCCTCATATACCATTGCTAAATCCTGAAAACAATTCCCAAATGCGGAAGCGAAATAGTTCCAATCATAATTCAAAGCACCAAATCCAAGTTCATCTCTAACTAAATCACCCCAATGTTGCCACCCGTACCAGTCGATTGGGCCATTATATATGCCAGTAGTAGAGGTCTTTGGCCTTGACTCCATTAAATCAAATATATCATACAACATAGACTCATTGGTGGAATACGTAGAATCAAATTGTGCCCTGATAGAATTTTGTTGGTTTGTTATTGCATCGTCTAACGATTCCCCGCCTGAATATGTAATCGACGTAGTCAAACTTGCCGGTCCTAAACGTTCACCGAAAAAATTTGATGTTGTTAAATTACTTGGGAAAATAACGAAAGGGTATTTCAATTGTGCTAGTTCAGAATCAAATGTATAGTCAGAAGCAACATCTGCATGAAAATCGTAAATCAATTGCCATGTTTTCCATGCAGCTCCCATTAAAATATGGTCTGTTCCAGTGTTTGGCAGTAAATGCACTTCGGTTATTTTGTTTGTTGCATCTTCTTTGATTGTAAACGGCCAATTCTGCCAACACCACCGGCCAGCAACTATCAACCCCCTATCCGAATCACGTATCTGCGAATATGAGTCAAAACGTCTTCCTGTGTACTCAGTATTAGGAGTTCCACTAACATCAGATTTGATATAATAGTTAAAGTTTGGAATTGCTTCCGCATCCGATTCAGACGCTTGAGCACACGCACCAGGCAAACAATGATCTTGTTCAATATCGTACACACCTGACGGACTGGTCAAATCAGACCAGTCTGAAAAATCAATTTCTGTAACTGTTCCAAGTCCAGCAAGAGTAGTTTTAAGGTAAAGATTCGCTATTTCTATATTTCTGTTTGTAGTTGTCTCATATCCTGCAGCCCCTGGATTTTCGTTTTTAATCCTGAAATCAACCTTAATATATCTTTCATCTTTAAAAAGAGTATACCATACTGCATATGATATAGGGTTAACCGCAGACGGATTCTCCCCACTCGGAATTAAAGTGTTATTGCTTGAGTCCTCAAGATGACCTGCCACCTTGACAACCGCCATCAATGGACCATTGTAAACAATTGAGACTGTTGGCGCGTTATTGCTTGAGAAACTTGTGTAATCAACAGCGGTTTCACCACCGTTATCTGAAGTGAGGATAATTCCATCCGTGGCAGGAGACGAAACAATGTCTGTGGAATCTACCGTCACTTGATCAAAAAGGTTAAATCCTGCTGTCTTTTTAACATGTAACAATAGTGAACTTGCATTAATAGCGCAGTATGCCTCATTTGAGTTATCTGCTAAATTATCACCAGCAACATTTCCACTCCCGTCAGTAGTATGAAAATAATATGTAGATGACATATTAGCTGATACGGTAGCTGGAAAAGTTAAAAGAACTGTACGGATAGGCTCTGTTTCTTCCCAGCCGTCTCCATCTAGATCATACCGAGAAATTATGTTGAACTGGGCGTCAATAATAGAAGTCCCCGCCTCATCGGTAGATATTTTAAATGTTGAAATAGACACGGCATTATCAGACATGCTAAGAGGAATTCCATACGATACGTATTTGCTTGTTCTATCAACTCCAGAACTATCTTTTATTACTAAAGTAATTGTACTGCCAAAGGCAAAATTAACATAAGTTAGCAAAAAAAGAAAAAATAACGTTAATCTTTTCATTCACTTTCTCCACTTAATGACCAGTCTTTATTCCACGCGGAAAATGATGCTATTGTCGGGAACGGATCTGTCGGGCTATACGCCCATGACATATAGCCATTTGCAGAAGTAGTGCCATAATAAACTCCTGTAGTGTTATTGGCTATTGTCCCCATCCAATAATATGTTGATGCGGTGAGACTGACAGCCGAACCTAATGCACAATCCGCATCCTCCGGGTTGCCATCGCCAGCTGTAGTATTACACTGCGCTGTATACCCTAAGGGATCTCCTGTCGGTGCTGTACCAGATCCATTATCAGCATATATAGCAGAACGAAAAGTTGTTGTAGAACCGGCATCAGAAAAATGGGTAACTATCGTAGCCAAATTACATGATTTTGCTGCCGTTTTGCGAACAAAATATATTAAATTATTCGACAACCCATAATTATTAGTTGTGGCGGCGTCGCCAATAATGGTTTGCCCCGTAGTGCATCCTGCCTCGGTATTAAATGTATAAGAATTAAGCAGCCAATCTGATGCATAACAATTCAAGCACAAACTAAGTAAAAATATTAAAGTTCCCGCGTACCGTACAAACATATCTTTGCCCCCTTACCTGCTGTTGAGCTTCCAATCTGATCAATATCGGCTGTCATCAGCGCATCGTCAGCAATGGCAGTATCCGTCAAAGTATGGGCCGTTGCTGCTGTCACACTGGTCAACTCTGAGGCATCAATAGACAGTTTATTTGTGGTCATCAATGTGGTTCCCGCCTCATTCACATCGATGATAATGGTTGACCCTACCGGGGCCGTATTCACAGAGGCTCGCAAAGAAGTCAACGTAAAAGCATATGGTGCACGGAAAGTTACTTTCGCTGCCCCAGCGGTCAGGTCTGTTGCTTCGTCGCTGATAGCCACACAGAAATCTACCGGGAAAGTGGACTTGTCCTGTTTGAGTGCCAACTGATCGTACACCTTATCAGCAGACCATGCCTGCGTTGTGTCCCCGTTTGTGGCTGAGTCATTACCTTTCCAGAATGTATTTGTGCTGGTTCCAGAAACCCCCAATGTCAAATTATTATTCGCATCCCTTCCGAAAATAGTTGCCACTGTAGAATCTGCTGGAATCCCAAGCGGAGGGGTAGCGGTGCTAGAAAAACCAACTCCAGATGTGTAGTAAACCAGTCCAGTTGTTGAAATCTGATCCGCCGTAGTCGGCATGTTCGTAGCGATCCACTTTGCGCTGGTGCCATCATAGATGAAATGCAGAATGGTATTTGCGGCACAAGTAAAATCACTGGTTCTGTTCACTGACACAATACCGGAACTTGTCAGATCAAACACGGTTGCAGCATCACACCTTACCCATAAGTGCTGACCATCAACCGGAGTCCCGTCAAATGTAGTTATCGTTGTGGTGTCAACCGTTTTCCAGTGGCTACTGGTTGACACGTCTGGGGTCGCATCAGACCCGGTGAATGCTGAATATGTTTGATAAAGAACTGGAACATCTCCTGTTACATCCCCAAGAACTCCGGTGATGTCGCCCACCCCGCTCAGCCCGCTTCCGTCTCCATCAGGAGCGAGATAATCAGTCCCAGCAACAAGAGGAGTCTGTACACTCACCCCAATATCAGTTGTACGTAATAGATCAGCAGTATCAGATAAATCCGTGGAAGCTGCCGGAATAGTAGGGGTATTAATCAGATCAGTATAATCTTTATCCCATGCCAGAAATACAGGATCAGCCTCAGCAGTAAGATAAACACTCGCATCAATTGTGCCATCTGTTTTAAGCAACCCCGTCCCTGCTGCCCATAGAGCTACAATATCCGCATAATCTAAATAGGTAGGTAAGTCAGTAATTTGATCTGTAGTAATAGAGATAGCTGATTCAGCCTTAACTGTCCCGTCCGTAAGTAAAAACCCTGTACCAGCCCCCCAAAGCTCACGTACTGTTTCATACGTTGACGTCCCAAGGTTATCACCTGTACCTGTAAATTCAACTACTGCCAGGCCATTCCATTGATACAGTTTATGATCTGTAAGATTATAACACACTCCATCAGTTATACCCACGCAAGATGACAGGGCTACAAAATGGAGGTCACCCCCAGATTGATCCACACCATTAACAAGAACAGCACCCTGGCCTATAACCGGGAAGAGGATCAACCAGGTCAATAGGATTAAAAAGGTTATACCGCTTTTCATCGTGTCCACCCCTTAGTGTAAACAACCTCAAGACCATAGCCAATATTACTTGCATTTACCCAGGTAACACGTAGGGCATCCCCAGCCTGGAGCACTATAGGACTTACCGGCTGGTATACAAAATTCTGGGTTGAGGTCATGTCCTGAGTAACATAAACAACATCATAAGAGGGTCCAGTTACCCGGTCCACAAAAATAACTAGATTACCGGCCTGTCCCACGGCTCCAAGGTGAAGGCGAACTTCCTGCACCCAAGATTCATCCTCAGCAGTAAAGGTATAATTTACTGCACCCGTTGCAGCAGCCTGCCCTGACTTATATGACGGAGCAGCCAGGACATCACATGAGAACAGGGGGAGTAAACACCCAGCTATACCCAACCATAGTGCTATTGTTTTTAACCATATCAGTCGTGACATTACCTTCTCCTCTCTTTTCTCTAATTTATTACTGTACACCTACGCCCATCCGCCAAATTGGCATCAGGTATGGTAAGTTATTGACTTTAACTGGGTACCCCCCAACTTCAAAAGCACCAATCTCAGGAGCAGTACCCCAAAAGGGTAAACCCACATCAGCCCCAGCATTAATAACTGGGGAATTCAAAGCCGGGTGTCCTTGGCTATCGAGAAGCGGGTCAGAGGTTATTGTCCCTGTCCCACAATCTCTTGCTGTACCGTCAGAATTTGTACAGTCTGACGTAACCCCGTGAATATCATTGTAGCTATCTGTGCTATTTGTGCTGCGGATACCTGTTGAAAATCCAGAGATAATATTATTGGTTTGAATTCCACCTGTAATGGTCACAGGTTCATGAATTCCATAACCAGTTGAAGCGCCACTTCCATTATAAACGAATGTGTTATTGAGCATGCTTACGTCATTTGCGAAAACATATGCACCCCGGTCTGCTGCCTGAGTCGCAATAACATAGTTATCATAGAATTCGCCGCCAGTAGATGACGCCGAAAAAAATACAGGACCAACTATGCCGCTGCCCTTTATTTTTAATCTTCTGGCAACTGTACCTGGAGCTTGGATATAACAGCAGTAAGCTGCTAATGCCTCTCCCTCATAACAATTCAACGTGACGTCCTCGATCACTCCGGCCCCAGCAGTAGAAGCAGCGTTGAAAGTATTCTTCTCGTCATGCTGGGGATGAGTAAGTGTCCCGCCCTGTACTAACCATCCAGTACCAGTGGTTAGCTGAATTTCATCACCTGTCACCAAAGACCCTTGCCCAGATCCTGAAAAATTTGGCCTGATAATTTGCAAATTATCACCACCACCATAAAAGTCATCACTCGATATATTATCTATGGCGGTGTCTATAATTTGCAATCCTCCATTGCTAACAGAGCGAATCCCGTTTGCATAATTACCAGCAGACTCGTCTATTAGTATATCGTGAACGTATACCCTCTGGATGATGTTGTCGTAATCAGTACTAACTGTTCCTCCTGATGACGGGCACGCGATCCCTATACGATTATCTTGCGTTAATTCATCGTCATAGACAATTTCAAGATCCTGGATAGTCCAGTAATACTTATTGGTTGAATTTATTACTCTGGTCTGCCCATTGCCGAAACCATCAAGAACGGCTTTTGATGTTGTGATCACCCCACCCGTTGTGTAGCTCCCAATGGTTAACCTATCTGATGCCGAGGTCCCACCAGCAGAAATATCTACATAGGCGGCAGACATAGTTGAACCAGCTTTAAATAAATACCAATTAGCCCCTGAGTATGTGACGCCAGAGGTAGTATTGAAAGCCCCTGCACCGCCTGGAGTTTCTGCACACGCGAAAGAAAGCCCATTCCCATTTTCTGCGCAATCAGGATCATGGTAATATACTGCAGCCCACCCAACAGAAGGCAGGCAGAGAAACAAAGCTAGTATAAAGAGTTTCTTTTTCACGCTGGGGTATCCTCTTTTGTCTTACCGATATATACCCCAGCCAGTACGGACACAATATTTGATGCCACGCCAATAAGGGCAAGCAGGATTGTCTTATCCAGGTCAGCCCGGAAAAGAGCAAGGCCGGACAATACCAACGCAGTCTCAGCTATTACAACCAGAGCGATTATAATAGATTTCCTATGTGTCATGGGCTTAAAACTCATTTTGCAATCTCCTTAAATAAAAGGGCATCAACATAACATTGGTTTACAGCGTACTCAATTAATTCCTTATCCTTATCAGTAAGATCATCAAGCAAGAGTTCCCCCCGGCTCAGGAGTGTAGTATAACGATCACGAAAAATATCAGTACAATTCCCACAACCAACACATAATTGTAAATTAACGACAAGACTATACATATATAATCCTATTGTTCATTAATTTGTATAAGTCCACTCATATTGGGCAGGGGTCCTACACCCCCACCATTCTCCATCCAAATACAAGCAGCCTCAGTAAATGTATCAACCTGGTCATCAAAAAGATGACTGTCATCAGTTGAAAAACTCTCAGCCTCATCCTTTAGGCATTGTACCCACTTAATATCAGGCAAATCCTCAAAGGTATCAGGCCGGGGGTACTCCCGCTTAAACGCCGGGGGTAAATCTCTCCATTTAAGATCCTGTCGAGCATCTAGTGGTGGAAGGCTTATCCTACCTGTAGCAAGAGGATCACTTGCCTGTTTAGCACGTCCCACCTTATCAGGGCTAGTATTATCAGCCGGTGCCCAGGGTATTACCGGGATACCCTGACGCTGCATACTCTGGATAAGACTGATACCACTTGCCTTGTCCTCAATGAAGAAATGTGCTGCCGGGGTATATCCACGCCGGGGTGTTCGGTGTTTAAGCCAAAATGCCTTGGCATACTTCAGAAGTTCAGGGAATTCCCATTTTCCCCTTATTTGATCAACAAGGTGTAAGCCCTGTTTACCCTCACACCCCCAGCATTGAAATACACTCCAGTCATTAGCATCCTGGGCCTTAAACGCAGTATCAGCAGTAATGAACTTGAGGGTAAATCTTCTTTCCATCTCAAGCCGGTCCTGCCAGTGGTACCACCATTGCCCCTGGAGTATTACACCCGCACCTGCTTTTGGGTTCTGCTGGTACTGACTATAATACTTTTCCGGGTCCCGCGCCCGCATCTTCTCAAGCTCAGCAGCTGAGATCCTTTCCTCCCAAATACTCGTACCATCAGGATTATGTGCCGGTACGCACACCACATACCAGTCATCACGTTCTTCCCTCAGGCACATTCCAGCAGGATCTTCCGGGTGGAGTCTCTGCATTATGAGAATAATGGGCGTATATGGAGGACTCTGCCGGTTTCTCCGGGGTTTAAGGCCATTCTGTACATAATCCCAGGTAGCCTTCCTCACCACTGCAGAGCGCATATCCTGGGGTTTAAGAAGGTCATCCATTACGATAGCCCCGCCAAATTCAGGCCTTAACTTACCAGCTCCGAAACCGATAATACCCGTGCCAACGCCACCGGCCTTAACGCTACCACCCTCCAGGGTATAAAAGTGGTCCTGACGACCACCTGCTTTCTCACCAATCATCTGAACATGGCAACCCCACTGATCATCTACCATGCTCCGATACCAATCACTTGAAAGTGTATTACGAATATCAATCACGCTCTCTACAGGTAATTCCTTACCAAATCCAGCCTTAATGAACTCACTATCCGGAAAATATGAAAGAGCGTACTCAATAAACGTATCACAAAGACTTGTCTTCAAACACCTAGGGGGTTCCAAGACCATCAGGTTAGGCCGGGGTAGTACCCCTAAGAGCAACTTAGTATATGCATTTGCCAGATCATAATGAAACGGCTTAATAATACAGGGCAACCCCTGGTGTTTCCGTTTTATCCTCCAGAATTCAATCAGACTGGGAAGATATTGACCCCCAGTACTCATTTTATATACCCCTGGCCCTTGCTTACTAGGGGAAGGAAGTGGATAAAATAGTGATGACCTGTATATTGATTTCGTTCACAGATATATACAAAATCACTTTCCCTGACCATTTTACGCAATATTTCCCAATCAGTAGCGTCCATTACGCCCACACTATCCAGAAAGCAGGAGTAATCTGATACGGGAATACACTCAAGGTCAACCACCAGACTCTTCCTCACTATCAGCGTCAGCGTCTACCGCCAGAGCAGCCAACATCATAGCCCGCATATTCTTTGCCCGGTTATCACCCTGCTCCGGGGGTATAAGCGGGGTATTATCTACACCAGTCAATTCCTTCTTATCCGCAAGGCCAAGATCCCTAGCTATGATAGCGTGATTAAAAAAGCCTGCTGCCGCGCCAGCAAACTTCTGATTCCTTATAACTTCCATGATTTGCCTACAGACTTTTACATATTCGGTTCTCAATTGATAAGCGTGCCAACATCCCTCAGTTATATTTGAGAACAACCGAAAGCCCTCTAGGGTAAATGGCACTGGTTTATCAAGTTCAACAATATCAGGTTCTCCCCTTTTACTTGCTATACGCTGTTCCCGCCAGGGATTATCTTGTTGGTATTTAAAATATTCACAGGCCTTAGCCCACATAGCTTCAGGGGTCTCAAATATACGAGGTCTCCCGGGATTTACAAATTTCCAAAGGCAATTACCTTGACCAAACTGACCCTTAGTATTTCTCTTGGCCGCGTGCTCAAACTCATATGTATCAGGGGTATTGGCCGGGGGATTAACCGAGGGATTAACCGAGGGATTAACCGAGGGATTAACCGAGGGATTAACCCTTTGACGTTGACGTTGACGTTGTCTTGGAGCATGTCCCTGCTGTTCTGATTGGGGTAGGGGTTTAACTCTTTCTCTGACTATTTCTCTCATGGGCTATGTGCTCAACTTAATTTTTTTGAATTTAATTGCCTATACTTAGAGTTTAATATTATAAATATAATATTAAAACGCAAATTTTATACTTTTTATTCCTAGTAATTCCTTATAGTTAGGGGGTTCATTATTTTTTTTACTTTATTATTATTTTTTTCTTTACTTTCTTAACCAGGAGGTTTATAGTATTTCTAAAGGCTGAGACGTAAGCCACCTACCACATAAACCTCTGACCACCCTATACGGGGGTGATAAAGGAGAACCTAAAATGAGTACAACCGCAACCCAATTCGCACTCAGTATCCCCAGCACAGAAGAAGATATCCACGATTGCATAAATGAAATTATTCGCCTCCACGGCTATATTAATAGCCGTAACAAATATGCAATCAAAAAAGAGGATTTAGCAAATATCCGTGATAATCTTCTTTGTGTTGTCGAATTTATTAATGAAAAACTTGATAAATAAGGAGAACCCAAAATGAGTGCAGAAATCTATGTAAACCAGGCAGGACAGGCAAGTATGGCCTATACCGGGAAAACCCCATGGCATGGCATGGGACAAGCCCTTACGCCCGGAGCCCCCATTGAGGTCTGGGAAAAAGAGGGTGGTTTTGACTGGGAAATTCAGCGCAGTGCCCTTACCTACAGGGTTCCTCCCCCCGCTGATTCCCGTAGAGTTATTGACGTGCCCAAGACCTTCCCGGCCAGGCATGCCCTTTACCGTTCTGATAACGGCTCCCCCCTTTCTATCGTTTCCGCTGGGTATAAAATCGTACAGCCCAGGGAGGTCCTTCACTTTTTCAAAAGCCTTGTTGAAGCCGGTGGTTTTCAGCTTGAAACCTGTGGTATTCTCTTCAACGGCCAGAAATTCTGGGCACTGGCAAAAGTTGGGGCTGAGGCGCAGATTGCCGGTGTTGACAAAGTAGAGGGCTATCTGCTTCTGAGTTCCTCCTGTGATTATAGCCTTGCAACTACTGCCGGGTTTGTTATTGAGCGAGTTGTCTGCCATAATACCCTGGGCGTGGCACTCTCAGAAATTGACAGTGGAAAGTCTGTTAGAGCAATCAAAGTTGCACACAATCAGGTATTTGACGCTGATGCCGTTAAGGCCCAGCTCGGTCTTGTACAGGGGAGCTTCAGCCAGTTTATTGACAAGGCTACTGCGCTGGCAAAACGCCGGGTTGGAGAACGTGAAGCAAGTGAGTGGCTGGTTAAACTCTTTGCACGCCAGAATGCTGATCAGGCAGTTATTAACGAGATGCTGGCCGGACAGACCAGCCAGAAAGATCAGGAGCGGGAAGTTGTTGCTGAATTGTTGGGGCAATCCTGGAGCCAGGCTGACCGTACTGATGCGGTTGAAGCCCTGCTTGAGAACGTCGATGCCCGTGCTATGCGAACCGTTCATGAACTCTATGCCGGTAAGGCCATGGGTAGTGAACTGGTAAGTGCTAACGGTACTGCCTGGGGATTGCTCAATGCCGTTACTGAGTATGCTGATCACCACCGGGGAGCCCGGAGTGTAGAACACCGGCTGAACAATAACCTGTTCGGATCAAGCAACGTCCTGAAGAACAAGGCCTGGGATCTTATTGACGAGCTGCTTTAATACTCAATAACTATAGGGGGTAGACTGGCTACCCCCTTTTAGGTACTATTATGCAAACATTCCTTCCGCTTCTCTCAATCTATGATAGCCTCTGGTGTCTCGATTATAGACGGTTAGGTAAGCAACGTGTTGAGGCAGATCAGATACTCAATATCCTTAACGGCAAAGCAAAATCAAAAGCCTGGGCCAACCACCCGGCTGTCCTTATGTGGAAAGGTCATGAACTTGCCCTAACAGCATACAGAGATTTATCTATTTACACCTGGGTAGAAAGGGGGTATAAAAATAATATGAAGCAACTTTATACCTTTGAATATGCTCTTTCTCTTTCAAGGGTATTAAAACCTGAATGGATTACAGAAGAGTTCTGCCGGGCACACCAGAGTAACCTATTAAGAAAAGCACCTGATTTCTATAAACAGTATGACTGGAATGTACCGGATAACCTACCTTATATCTGGCCAGTATCGAAAAATAAATCCTAATAAGGGGAATATCATGAGTAAAAATACATTAGAAGGGCGGGGAAAGGTAATTGGATTATCTTGTAAGCAAACACAAGAAAACCAGGATAGAGCAAAAGAGATAGTTGCACGAGTTGAACAAGCTGAACCATTTAGCTACGGCACTAAATTACTTATAGATACCATTCTTGAGTATAATATTCTTAGCGCAAGACAAGATACTATTGGTATTGATCTTGAACGTGAAGGAGCATATGAAGCACATATGCTTTCCCTCCGCAGGTTAATCAAAACATACAGCAGAAAATTTTCTTTTTCTACCCATTTAAAAACTGAATAAAGGTAAGTTATGCTGATTAATGCTAGTTTCTGGAGAAAGCAAAAGGGAAAGACTGAAACCAAAAGTATAACCAATATTCAAATTAATGATTTAAAATGGAAAAATAGTCACGGTCCTATTATAAAACAAATCTGCCAATATAAACCAGCAGGAGAAGGTTGGATGTTAGCTGGTTATTGTCTAATAAAGGAGTAGGCATGAAAAGATTATTATATGATATATTAGCTGAACATTTACTTTGGATTGAAAGTAATAAAAGATACGGAAAACGAGCTAACCTGAGATGGGCTAACCTGGGAGGGGCTAACCTGGGAGGGGCTAACCTGGGAGGGGCTAACCTGGGAGAGGCTAACCTGGGAGGGGCTAACCTGAGATGGGCTAACCTGAGATGGGCTAACCTGGGAGGGGCTAACCTGGGAGGGGCTAACCTGGGAGAGGCTGACCTGAGAGAGGCTGACCTGGGAGGGGCTAACCTGGGAGGGGCTGACCTTGATTTTTCATCAGGAATACCGTTCCACTGTGGTGGAACTAGGTTCAAAGGGGATGACCGTCTATTTGCCCAAATGATTTTCCATCTTACAAGAGGTGATTGGATAGAGACTTCTGGAGGTGTTCAAGAGGCTATTGAAATCATTCGTAAAATGGCTGTATCTGATTATTTCTGTGAATTCAGGGATGATATAAAAAGATTATGAAATGCCCAAACCCAAAATGTAAAGGATTTCAGGCCCAGGATTTAACCTATGGGCAGTGGGTTAAATCCTGTCCTATTTGTGGCCTAGTTATAGCCTATATGCGCGGGGAACCTAAACGAAGAAGAGCCTTACCTATCAGTCATGAACGGGTTAGGACCAGAACCAGAGTGAGGGTAAAATGAAAACCAAGTTAATCTATTTCATCCACAATTATGGAGTTCCAGTTTTTTTTCTAGCAATGGGGATTCTACTTATTGGAATCTCAACCTGGGTTATCTATGTAGATAACCTTCTTCATAACAAAGTAACTGAATTCAATTCAGAACTTAAACACTGGGAAACCTCCCCCGATTTAACAACGGATATGGGAATTTACGCCATCTGTCACGCAGGAATCCGCTATTATATAGTACTCACTGAACAAGATACCTATACACTGGTTGATGCCCTAACAGAAACTGGGGATATTGTAACCTGTACTGAGGAGTAATAGCTATGAAAAACAAAATACTTAAAATATATGTCATTAGCGCAGTTATTTCCTGGTTTATTCTCGCCGGTTGGTTAAATACATTCTTTGCCCAACACTTTGATGCTCTGTCCAAAGCTGAGAAAATTCAAAATTACTGTTTCAGTCTGGCATATGCCGGGGCTGCTTCAACCATGTGGCCAGCTTTTATCCCCGGATATTATATAGGATCTGGTGCAGCTCCCGAAGGCTGGACTATCAAACGCAAAATATAACAATGAAATCCAGAGCAGCTCAAAAATATACTGAACTTGAGGGGAATTCCATTAAAATTTATTTCCCCAAATTACCAGCACTAGTCTCTAAGGTTAAAACCCTAAACAGCAGGAGGTTTTATACGCAGCCTAGTCCGCACTGGACAGCACCCCTGAATGAAAAGAATGTGGAGCAGCTTATTGATTGGGGATTTGAAATCCATCCCAAGATCAAAAAGTGGTGGACACTGTATAAAATCCCCGAGAACAGAAAAGCTCAGGCCATCTGGGACATCCCTGGATTCAACGGGCAACTCATGCCATTCCAGGCAGAGGGTGTTGGATTCTACGAACTCCAAAATGGCAGGGTACTCAATGCAGATGATATGGGCCTGGGGAAAACCTGGCAAACTCTTGCCTGGCTCCAATTACGTAAAGCTGATGCCTTACCCGCTCTTATAGTATGCCCAGCCACAGTCAAGTATATGTGGGTACAAGAGGCTCAAAAACTTATGACTGGAGTTAGGGTTCAAGTAATTGAAGGCCGGACAGGAAAACAGGGTATTACCCCTAATACAGATATTGTAGTCATTAACTATGATATTCTTGCTGAAAGTCAGGTATGCCCAAAATGCCAGGGTATTGACTATAAAAGAAGGGAGTGTCGAGCGTGTAAAAAAACGGGAAAGGCTGTTGAACTCAGACCAGATCTGGCTGAGATAGAATGGAAAACTGTTGTTGCTGATGAATTTCATAAACTTGGAGTTGAAAAGACACAACGACATAGGGCATTTATCCAGGCAGCTAAGTCAGCCCCTTTCCGAATTGGTCTAACGGGCACCCCAATTGAAAACCGAATTATTGATATCTATCGACTACTACAGATAATCAACCCAACTATTTTCCCCAACTGGCTTGACTTTATCCGCCGATATTGTGAGGGACACCATGATGGATGGGGTTGGAAATACAATGGCCGGAGCAATACTGCTGAACTCAATCGCAAACTCATGAGCACAGTAATGCTCAGGCGTAAAAAGGTTGATGTCCTGAAAGACTTACCACCTAAAACCAGAGTTGTTATCCCCATTGAGGTTGATAAAACCTTATACAATAAGGTAGTGAAAGAATGCACTGAGCTTGAGCCTATAGTACAGATCAGTAAATTACGGCAGGCTGCTGCTGAGGCCAAACTAGATTCTGCTATTGACTGGATTAGTGATTTCCTTGAGAGCGGGGAAAAGCTTGTTGTGTTTGCCTGGCACAAGAAAATAATTGACACCCTGATGAAAAAGTTTGGCGCTATTGCTGTTAAAGTTGATGGCAGTGTTACAGGCCTGGCCAGGAAAGCTGCTGAGGATCGATTTCAATCAGATCCCAGTTGTCAACTTTTCATAGGCAACCTAACTGCAGCCGGGGTGGGCCTAACCCTAACTGCGGCCGCAAATAGTTGCACCCTTGAGTACAGTTTTAAACCCACAGACCATAGCCAGGCTGAGGACCGGATTTGGCGTATAAGTCAAACACGTAAATCAACAGCATACTACCTCATGGCCAGAGGAACGATTGAGGAAGGATTTATTGAAATCCTTGACTACAAAGCAGCAGTTATTCACGCGGCAATGGAAGGCCTGGACATTGAGGAAACAAGTACAATCAAATACCTTATGAATAAAATAGGGGGCGGGAATGAAAAAAACAATTAATGAACTCAAGAACATGATTACAGAAACCAAAATTAATAGCTATAATGATGGATTTAACGATGGGTATAAAAAACACCAGAAGGAAAGCAAGAATGAAAATGTAATCCTCTGGATAGTCATTATACTCGCATACTTGACCATAATATTTACTGACATAAAATTATGATTTTCGATGCCCTTAAATTCTATCGTGATAATGGAATTCCCAATCTAAGCTCCGGGCATAAGCACTGTAGCGTCGGGTGGGTACATACCCAATGCCCATTCTGCACAGGCAACTTCGGATGGCATCTGGGGTATCACCTACGTGATGGTTTCTACTCATGCTGGCGCTGCGGGGGACATAGTGTTAAAGAAGTAGTAAAAGCGTTGTTAAGCTGCTCCTGGGCCGAGGCGGGGAAAACCATAGGTAGGTATAGGGGTGTGGCTAAAAACCTCGTAGCGAGCCAGACAAGTGGGTTCTCGCTACGGAAAAAAACCCTGGTCTTACCCTACGGCTGCGGTCCGCTACAAACTGGGCACCGAAATTACCTACTCAAGAGGGGATTTGACCCTGATGAAATTATTCAGCAATGGGGTATCCAGGGTACTGGCCGGCACGGTCCTTACGCATTCAGAATTATAGCCCCAATATACCAATACAGCCAGCTAGTAAGCTATCAGGGCCGGGATTGGACTGGCCGGGCTGAACTCAGGTATAAAGCGTGCAGAAAAGAGGATGAAGTTATTGATCATAAGCACTGTCTATATGGCCTTGACTTCATTGAGGGAAATACTGCTGTTATTGTAGAGGGTATAACTGATGCCTGGAGATTAGGGCCGGGGGCTGTCTGTACTTTCGGTATCAAATACCGGATAGAGCAGGCCAAGAAGTTACGCAGATTTGATAAAGTATTTACATTTTTTGACCCAGATCCCCAAGCTGAGGTACAGAGTGAGCGTATTGCAGCCTATCTGGCTATGTACAGGAAGGAAGTGATACAAATTAACATTAAGAAAAGAGGGGTGGACCCCGCTGAACTTCCCAGGGATTATGCACGGGATTTAATGAAGGAATTACTACAGGAAGGTTAGAGTTAAGTATTTAATATTAAAGGGAAAGAAATTTCTTTACTTTTTTATTTTTTTAGCCTAAAATAGAAAGTGTATCTGGAGAATTCCCTTTCTCTTCCTAACCTGTTGGATGTTGGCCCGGCCAGGTCAGCCCAGAGTTTCTGGTAAAGGAGGAAGTGTTTATAATTACTGTGTCTAGTTATAAACACTTCCTCCGAATCCCTTTTCACATAGCCCGACACAGGGGTGTTTAGTTTTACCCTCCCCCTGATTATTTTTTATTTCTGGGCCATGAATTAAGGCCAACTTTTTACCTACTTAGGGGAAAGTAAATGGAATATGATGAAGACCAAACAATCAGGGAAATTGAATCATCTCCTGATTTTTCTAAAGAATGGCTTGATTTATGGTCATCCCCCCTTATATATTTATTATTTCAAAAAAATACAATTGTATATATTGGGCAAACCAAAAATGGTTTGCCTAGAATAATTGAACATTACCTAAAAAGTAAAAAAGAATTTACTCATTTCAAAATATTACCCTGCCCCTTATCTTCTTTAAATAAAATTGAAGCTGAATTAATAGCTTCATTCCTACCAAAATATAACTTTATTCTACCAAAAAATAGTATTTGGTTACCTCGTGAACAAGCAAAAGAAATAATTAAAGAAATAAAAATATTTGATTCTTTTAATAGGGTATTAAGAACAAATCCGTGGATTTCTAAAATTGAATTAAATGGAAGAGTTTATTATAAAAAAAGTGATTTATTATATATTATAAAAGTTTTATCAAAAATAAAAATAGAACATACAATGGATTTAGTTGTACAGGAGCCCTAACTATGGATAAGAGAAAAAGAGATTGTGCACATGCCTGGTGGGATAAACGAATCATTCGATATTTTCGTCATAACTTCCCTACCAAAGAATATAAGAATTTAAGATCTGTATATCTTGCCCTGTGTGAAATTGATTCTGATTTCAATGAAAATCCCAATATCAAGAACTTCCTTCAAACAGTCTGTACCTATGCCGGCATGCATAGGGAAACAGTTGGCCCAGTACTCCTACAGCTTGAAGAAATGGGATTAATAGGCAGGGTTCAGGAAAGAGTTAACGGTCAATTTGGAAATACACGATTAGAGTTATATATTTGGGATGATGAGAAAAACCGTGAGCCAGAATTACCGCTAGCGGAAAAACCGGCTAGCGGTTTTTCCGGACCCTTTAAGAATACTAAAGTAAGTACTAATAAGAATTCTAAAGAAGGAAAGAAAGAAGAAGATTCTTTCTCCTATAATCCTCCTTCATTGGAAAATAATCAAGAACAAAGCACAACCTTTCCTAAACAAAGAGTAAAAGACCTTCCTTCTAAATTTAATAATCAAACAATCCTTCAAATATGGAATGAGGCTTTTGAGTCCACTCCAGTCAGAAAAATTAATCAAATAACAGCAGCGCGCGCTGATAAACTTACCGCCCGGCGCAAAGAGGGTCTGGCTACTGAGAGAGATTGGCGTCGGCTAGTAAATAAAATATTGCGTAGCAATTTCCTCTGTGGTGATAATGACCGAAATTGGACTATAACATTTGACTGGATTATCACAAATAGTACAAATTGGGTAAAGGTGATGGAAGGGAATTATGATAATAAAAAAGACAAATCCCCTAGTCAGTCCAATAGGTTTACACCCTCAGGGGGAATCCGCTGCCAGGACAAGAGTAAATATGATCGGTATATGGAAGGTGCAGAAGTTATAAATAATGACTGTTAATGGAGGAAAGGGGATGAACGGCAGACTTGAGGCATTATTACACAAAGCTGTTTGGGAATATGATCAAACTAACGCAAATCTGAACAATAACTTCGGTCCTAATGGATTTATCCTGAAAGACCTAATTAAAATTACGGACCCGCTTCCGGCTAAGGTCAATAAGGTAATCTGCCACTATATGCGGGCTAGTGGCCAGGATAAGAATTTTCTTTCAGTTGGGTATGTAAGGGAAGAACTTGAACCAATTGTACATGTTGGGCCAACCCGTGTTTCATTATCATCTTACTTAAGAATAATGAAGGGTAAGAGAAAACCAGTAGAAGAGCCTAAAATTGAAATTGGGGGAACCTTTGAACCCCTATATGAATATTTGGAAAGGGTTGGGCCAAAAACTGAGGAAAGCAAAAAGGATTTTATTCAACATGAGTTAAAAGCAATATGTCATAATCTTGAAAATCTTCAGGCACAATTGGGAGTGGATGATGATTGACAATAGACGTTCAGGAATAGACAGACGTCAGCGGCAACGCCGAAAATATAAAGGCGTTGACCTCTGGAAAACAAATGTATGGTGTAACGGGGAGTACGCCCCGCTTAATCGATGTTTGAATTGTACTAAGCATCCAAATAATTGCCCAGCCCCGGCATACCCTTACCTAGCTGGTATAGCCTATCAGGGAGTTAAAGCCTAGTTATGAACCCTATTCATCAGCAAATAATTAATAAGCAGATTGAAAAATCAGGTATACCAGAGAAATGGTGGGGAAAGACCATCCAAGATATTGAGGTCAGGCCCTTATTTATTACCGGCCCTGTAGGCGTGGGGAAAACGTATTACATGGCGGCCATGCTCTATGCTCAATGGCAGAGAGTAGTTCAGGAAAAGCAGGAATGGCCTGTTATTACCTGGACGGGGGCTCCCGGACTATTATTCAGATTACGGTCAAGTTTTACCCCCGGTGCGCTCGAAACTGAAAAGCAGATTATTGACCACTATACCAAGGTGGATTGGCTCTACCTTGATGACCTGGGCGCTGATAAGCCGAGTGATTGGGTGCGGGCAAGCCTCTACCTCATAATTGATACCCTGTATCAAATGGGTAAAAATCTGGTAGTAAGTAGTAATCTCAGTCTTTCTGAATTGTCTGAAATATATGATGACCGTCTTACCAGCCGGATTATGGAAATGTGCCGGGTAAAGACTATGACTGGAGTTGATAAAAGGGGGAGGAAATAATGGAAAGAAGGAAGGGGAATACAACTATACAAATGACCTCTGCTCCTTATAGTTCCATTTTTATATGGGTAAATAGTAACTTAGGTTATCCAAAATTATTAGCAAGTAAAATTGGACGAAATGATCTTGATATAAAACCATTATCATGGTTATCTATTAGGAATATTGAAGGACGTGAATTTAACGGATTAATTATTGATCATGCTGCAATATTAAATTCAGAACAAATTGCACTTTTACCCTATATTAGAATCAAACAATGATAACTAAGCGTAAAATTGATACCGGGCAGGAACGCCAGCTCATTATAGGAATGGCTGTCAGTACGCCATTCCTCAATGCAATTAAGGACGTATTTGAACCCGAACTCCTCCAGGCTGATATAAGCAAGGTCATCTGCCGGTGGTGCCTGGATCATTACCAAGTACACGGGAAAGCCCCCGGTAAACTCCTCCAAGATGTTTATGAACAGCATATCCGGGATGATAGTATTGATGACGATCATGCAGATGACCTTGCAGAACTTCTTGATATACTGAGCAAGGAGTATGAACGAGCAAATGAATTTGATGCTGATTATTATCTCAAGCAGAGTAAACGCTACCTTGATGAGCGCCGGACACGTCTAACCGTCAGGGAAGCAGGCCGGGCTGTACAGGAGGGAGAATTTGAAGAAGCACAGGCAATACTAGAGGGGTATAAGCGGCAGGAACTGGTTGAGGATCTGGGGTTTAACCCCTTTACCAGTATTGAAAAAATACAAAGTGCTTTTGAATCCTTCTCTAGCCCATTCTTTACCTATCCTGGAGCCCTGGGTCAAGTTTTCAATAATCAATTCAGCCCCGCAACATTTGTGACCTTGCTGGCCCCGCCAAAACGAGGTAAAACCTGGTGGCTTGACGAACTTGCTTTTCGGGCACACAGGGCAAGGAATCGGGTTGCCCTGTTCCAGATAGGTGACCTCTCAGAAGAACAACAGATCAGACGCCTGCATGTACGACTTAGTGGCCGCAGTTATGATCCCCAGTATTGTGGGCCCATGCTTGTGCCTATACTTGATTGCGCACATAATCAGAGTGATGAGTGTGATAGTCCAGAAAGGGTTTGTGAGTTTGGAGTTATTACTGATAAGGAAAAGGGAGAAGCTATTGATTGGGAAGTAGCGAACTCTGGTGGGTATTGTGTTTGTACTGTATGTAAAAAGAATAGCCCAAGAGATTTTAAAGGCGCTGTCTGGTATAAACAACGCCCAGCTGTGTCTCCACTTACCTGGCGTGAGGGTATCCTGGCCGGGGAAAAGTGGATGCGGCAGCAGGCTGGAAATAATGATTTTCGGGTAGTATGCCGGTCCAGAATGAATACTACTGAGCTAAGATCAATCCTGGATATTTGGAATGGACGGGGCTGGCGCCCACATGTTATAGTAATTGATTATCTTGATTTGCTTGAACTCTCTACCAATCTTGATGTCAGGCACCGGATTAATGAAACGTGGCGTCAGGTCAGGCAGATGAGTATTGACTTTGATTGCTGTGTGGTTGGGGCTACCCAGAGTGATGCCGGGGGTATGGAGGCCAAGTCATTGGGCACAGGCAACTTTAGTGAGAACGTTCGGAAATGGGATCACGTGACCGCTGCCTATGGTATAAATCAGACCCCTGAGGAGAAGCGGAAAAAAATTGTACGTATAGCACCTCTTCTTGGCCGGGAAGGCCTGTTTGATACTAGAGTACAAGCAACTGTACTCCAATGTCTGGAGATAGGCAGGCCATATTTAGGTAGTTATTTCTAGGAGTTACCCCCGCGCAATATTTTTTTACTTTAAAGTTATTTTTCTCTTTACTTTCTTAACCAGGAGGTTTATAGTATTTCTAACAGGGGACAAAAATCAGAAAATAAAACCTTCTCGGGGGAGAATTAAAATGCAATCAATCGATTTCTCAACAATTGAAGCCGGAAACCGCGTTATATACCAGCAGCATGTTCGGCGGGGTCCCAAAAAGGAAATCCTCGCAGTATTCGTAAGTCTGTCCGGCTCAGAGAGTGCCGTGATAGAGATAGACCAAATCAAAAAGACCGTAAAACGATCAAGCCTTACTGCCATTACTGAGGGCAAGATCACAACTACAACCACAGACAAGGAGAACACTGAAATGGCAACAAAACGTACTGCTACACCGAAAGAAGTTGAATCTAAAACTGAACCTGCTGACGCCGACGTTAATGTTGATGTTATGCATGACCGCATGATTGCTGCCGCTGAGGACATCAATGGCCGGGGGTACTTCAAGCCCCCGATCAACCTGGAAATGGATGATGATTCCCTGATGACAGAACTGAAGGAAACTTCAGAACAGCTGGTTGCTGAGGATGAGCTGGATGACAGCACCTGGGCACTGTTTGCCGAGTGGGAAGTTGGTCCCCGCGCCAGTGAAGCTGAGGCTGAAGCTGAGGAAGAGCCTGCGGGTGAACCCGTTGACGTCTCTGCCCCTCTTGCAGCTGTTAAGAAGGCCAAGACTATCAATAATCTGAAGGCCATCGCCAAAGACAACGGCATCCGCATCGCCCCGCCTTTCCTGAAGGATCTGGCCAAGCTGCGTGATTATGTCACCGGAAAACTGAATGACCTTGGCGCCGGCAAAGCCCCGACCAAGAAGAAGGGCAAGGTCAAGGCTGCTGGTCCCGGTAAAAAGGGCAAGGAAGGAATGGCAATTTTCCTGGAAGATGTACTGAAGGATGGTCTCGGTGACCGGCACGAGGATGATATTGTGCTCATGGCCAAGGAAAAATTCCCGGAAAAACCGTATCGGGTTATCGGCAACTCTATTTACGCAGTTCTTGCTCGGCAGAAAAAGGGACAGAAATAAGTAACTGCCCTTCTCCTGTAACTCTAACTATAGGGGGGAGCCGGCTCCCCCCTATATTTCTCACTATCTACTTGGTAAAAAACATGAAACGAATCTTAGTAACTGGTGGAGCAGGTTTTCTTGGCTCTCATTTATGTGGGGTATTACTTTCTCAAGGTAATGAGGTTATTTGTGTTGATAACTGCTTTACTGGTACTAAGGAAAATATACAACATCTTTTCCAAAATAATAAATTTGAATTTATTCGTCATGATCTCTGCTTTCCTCTCTATATTGAAGTAGATGAAATTTATAATCTTGCTTGCCCTGCATCCCCAATTCATTACCAACATGATCCTGTTCAGACAATAAAGACATCAATTTTAGGAATTATTAATATGCTCGGTCTTGCTAAGAGAACTGGAGCAAAAATATTTCAGGCCTCAACAAGTGAAGTATACGGTGACCCTGAGGTACACCCCCAACCTGAAACATATTGGGGAAGGGTAAACCCAAATGGGCCCAGATCCTGTTATGATGAGGGTAAACGTGCTGCTGAATCTTTAATGTTTGATTACCACCGACAGCATGGGGTAAAAATAAAGGTAGCTCGTATTTTCAATACCTACGGTCCAAAAATGCATCCTGATGATGGTCGTGTAGTCTCAAATTTTATAGTCCAGGCCCTACAGGGAAAGGATATTACAATTTATGGGGATGGAAGTCAAACCCGGTCCTTTTGTTATGTAGATGATATGATTGATGGGTTTATAAGGTTAATGGACTCAGATGAAGGTATTACTGGACCTATTAATCTTGGAAATCCTTTAGAATATAATATCGGAGAACTTGCGTATTTAGTCCTTTCCCTTATTGATACAAAATCAAAGATTAAGTATGTACAACTCCCGGTTGATGACCCAAGGCAGAGGAAACCGGATATAACTAGGGCAAAAGAACTTCTTGACTGGGAGCCTAAAGTTGATATTATTTATGGGCTTAATAAAACAATTGAATATTTTGAATCAATTATTTAATTAGGTATTTACATGTCTAATTTGAAGAAAGAATTGAAAAGCCGTCGTCCAGTAAAGCAGAAAACCCCTTCAGGCTTTTTTGACGTTGAACCCTACTGGCGGGATATATGGTGGGGAATGCCTGAATTTGAAATGGAGGATGCAACACCCCAGTATAAAATAGTTATGAATTTTATGACTAAAGAAGATATAAAAGAGTTCGCGGACCGGCTTGGCCTTCATATCTCTACTACTACTGACTCAGCATGGTACCCAGAACAAAAGAGGTTAAAAAATAGTGAGTTTGAATACATTGGGCCTGCTATAGACTCTAAATATCCAATCTGTATACCGAGTAAAGGGCGGGCTGAAATTCAAACAACCGGAAAACTTCTTGATCAGTTGGGAGTTAGTTATAAATTCTTTGTAGAGAGTACGGAAAAAGATATTTATATTAAGAACCTCGGGAAGAATAATGTTGTAGTAATGCCCTTTCATGATCTTGGTCAAGGGTCCATCCCGGCCCGGAATTTTATCTGGGATTGGGCTGAAAAACGGGGGTTTCCCCGGCATTGGGTTGTTGATGATAATATTAATATGTTTACAAGATGTAATTGTAATCGACGTCTTCAAGTTCGTGGTGGCGGATTTTTCCGAGCTATGGAAGATTTTGTAGATCGGTATACAAATATTGCCCTTGCTGGACCACATGATCAGGGATTTGTAGCAGATAGACAGGGGGATATAAGTCCATATCTTTTTAATTCCCGTGTATATTCATGTACCCTTATAAATACTGAACTCCCTTATCGTTGGCGTGGAAGGTATAATGAGGACACTGACCTGAGTCTGCGGGTATTAAAAGATGGATGGTGTACCCTTTTATTCAGGGCCTTTTTGATGAATAAACTAGCTACACATAATGGTAGCTCAAAGAGTAATACCCCAGCACTTCGTGGTGGAAATACAGATAATGTTTATAACCAAAATGATTATCGTCTTTCCTTTGCTGAGAGTTTAAAAGAGCAGCATCCTGATGAGGTGGAAATAGTTTGGAAATTTGGAAGATGGCATCATCAGGTAGATTACTCAAAGTTTAAACGAAATAAACCTATTCTTTGCCCTGGGGTTATTCTGATTAAAGAAAATAATGAATATGATATGGAATTAGTAAAAAGTAAATGAATTAGTTCTAAGCGATTTTTACCCCCTAGGGGTAGTACCCCTATAGAAAATAATTAAAAACTGCTCTACGGTCCAAACAAGTATATTTTTAAAAGAAAAATAGTTACCTACTAAGAAAGAATTAGAAAAAGTTTCCCAGCAGGTCTGTTGCTCCGAGGTCCTGAACCCCACCCGGTTGCGCAGTCGCGGTTGCCCCGCCGCAAGTGCTGCCCGACTGGAAAATGTCGGAGCCCCAGTATATACCCCGCCACGGGCTTGCTGATGTTATAGCTGGCCGGTGAGCGGGGATTCTGGGTGAAGGGGTTAATTTTATTAACCCCTACCCTTTATTTAAAGGAGAATAAAAATGAACGGCATGGTGATGGCCCATGTATCGGCAAGAACCCCTAGATAAATAACGCAGGCAACAGGGCTATTACGTAGCCACTCTGATTTTTATCAGCCGCCTGCAAACAAGCCGCCTCTGCGAAAGCATGCGGCTTAAGGCAGTGAATGACCGGGGACGTCCCCGTCAATAAATGCCAAAATTTGCCAAGAATAAAAAAGGAGGTGGTTTTATGTTTGTGCTTAACTTTATCAATATGAAAAATAAATAATATTACCGGCACCTACCTAGAAGCAAGAGGGGAATTAAAGTGAAAATTAAATTGAAAATGTGGAACCGCACGGTAGAGGCCCGTGTATGGGACCATCAAATGAGATTGTAGTTTGCCTAGGTCACCGTGGCCTGGTAAGTAGGTAAGGACTCAAAACCGGCTCCCTCAAAACTTTCGTCAAGCCGGGGAGCCGGTTTTTTATTTACATTGAAATAGGAAGGAAATAGGAATGAAGATTAAACGCACAGAATTATTAGATATTCTTCAGAAGGTACAACCCGGCCTGGGTAATGAGAAAAGCCTTGTGGACCAGAGTGCCTGCTTTGTCTTTCAAGGCCGGGAGGTTATGACCTTTAATGATGAGGTTGCTATCTGCCACCCCATATCAACAGAGGATAAATTTGAACTCACAGGTGCAGTACAGGCCAAAGAGTTGTTCAACCTGCTCAGGCGTAGTAAGGATGATGTCCTGAATATTACCCTGACTGATACTGAATTTATTCTTCAGGGTATCCGCTCTGAGGCTGGTATTCGACTTGAACAGGAAGTACGTCTGCCTATTGATGAGATGTCTAAGCCGGGTAAATGGAGTAAGATCACAGACCCCCAGGGATTTATTCAGGCTATTAAATCCTGTACATTCAGTGCCAGTCGGAATATGACAACACCCATACTCTGTTGTCTGAATGTCTGTCCTGATTATATTGAGAGCACTGACAGATACCGGATTACCCGCTGGGTTGTAAAGACAGGTGCGGCAACACCTTATTTACTTCCATCGTGGAGCGCTAAATACCTGCCGGCCTATGCCCCGGAGAAGGTTTGTTGTATAGGAGGGTGGGCGCACTTTAAGAATCGTGAGGGCACAGTATTCTCTTCCCGTGTTTATGAGGGTACTTTCCCTGAAGTTGGGACCTTCCTTGACGTGGATGGCGTGAGTATTGAGTTTCCTGAAAGCCTGATTGACGTTATTGACCGTGCCCGAGTGCTGGCTGTAAATAATGAGGGGGATGAGACAATTGTAGTTAAGGCCGTGGGTAAAAAACTTGAGGTAAGCAGTGAGGGTAAAAGTGGATGGTTCAGGGAGGATATTGAAATTAATGCCACTAAAGGATTTCAGTTTAATATCCACCCTGATAACTTCAGTCAAATTCTGAGTAAGGTCAGAACTGCTATTGTGGGTAGTGGGGCAATCCTCTTCAAAGATGATAAATTTCAACATGTGGTGACTATGGAGGCATAGTTCATGTCTAGAAAAGAAGAATGGCTTGAAATGATTGATGACTGTGAGGCCAGGGAAAGTCGGTTAACCGAATGGGAAACCAATTTTATTGAATCAATATCAGATAGATTAGCTACCGGCTCTGACCTTACTCCTAAACAAGATGAAACGCTTAACAATATTTGGGAAAAGGCAACTAAAAGGGGGTAGCCGTTCATGTCCGGATTCTTTTCCAAAGATGATGTAATTGGATTACATAAGGGCGTGGTCGGGGGCAAGCCAATAGGCTGTGCCTCATGTGGGTTATACCGGCAATGCCTAAGTCCAAAGATGGCGCCGCACGGTCAGGGCCAGTTAGGTATTCTCAATTGGGCTGAGGCACCTGGGGAAGATGAGGACAAACGGGGGAAACAACTTGTTGGAAAAATTGGCACATACTATCGGGGATGCCTTGGCGAACATGGTATTGACCTTGATAGGGATACTGTTAAAATTAATAGCGTTAATTGCCGGCCACCGGATAACCGGGCACCCAAATCACATGAAATTCAGGCCTGCCGTTCCCGTTGTTACAGTGTTCTGCATGAGGTTAAACCCAAGGCAGTATTCCTGTTGGGTGGTGCTGCTATTGAGAGCTACTTCGGACACCGGACGAATATTGGTGGTGGTATTACCCTCTGGAGGGGTTGGCAAATACCTGATCGGGAAAACCATTGTTGGGTATTTCCCTTATTTCATCCCAGTTATGTACTCAGAAATGAGAAGGTTAACCCCGCTGTTGAGACCGTATTTCTTAATGACCTTGAGTATGCTATAAAGCACTATCAAGATCCCTTCCCGACCTGGAAACCTGAAGAGGATTGTATTGAAATCCTTACTAATACGGATGATGTTCTAAACCGTCTTGACCGGGTTGCTCGTCAATTCCATAACCCAATAGCATTTGATTATGAGACAACTGGGCTGCGGCCTATAGCTAGAGAGCAACATATTGTTGCCTGTAGTATTGCTACCGGGTTTGACCACGCTTTTGCCTTTCAATTTAATGACATCAATATTGAACGCCTGCTTAAAAAAATACTTGTTGACAGTAGTATAAAAAAAATTGCACAGAATATGAAATTTGAGGATATGTGGTCAAGGGCAGTACTTAACTGTCCCGTAAATGGATGGTATTGGGACACTATGTATGGAGAACATACTCTTGACAATCGCCGGGGTACTAAAAATCTTGAATTCCAGGCAGCAAAAACATTGGGTTTCTTCAACTTTAAGGGCGCAACGGATGAATACCTTAAATCAAACGAAAAGAATGCAAATGCTCTTAACCGAATATATGATGCGCCAATGAGGGATATACTTAAACGTTGCGCCTTGGATAGCCTTACTGAATACCGTATTGCTAGCTTGCAATGGAAACAATTTGAGGGCCTGAAATGACCTGTTTACCTATAACACATTCTGGGTACCAACTTTTACATGAGGGAGCCCTAGCCCTGAGTCAAATACAACTTAATGGCCTGCGTGTAGATGTCCCTGCTATTGAGTTGGATATGCGTAGACTTGGGGAAAAGCGTATACCTGCTATTGAGGCCCGACTTTATGCGTCTAAAGAGGTCAAAATCTGGAAAGAGATGTACGGGCTGAAGTTCAATCTGGATAGTGATGATCAACTTCGGGAATTACTCTATACCAGGCTTAAACTCAAGCCATTTAAAGAAACTGAAAAGAGTAGTGAGAATAAAACCACTGGCAGCACAGATGAAGAAAGTCTAAAGGCCCTGGAACAACCCTGGCTTTTAGACCTTATTGAGCGCAGAAAACTTGAAAAGGTAAGGTCCACAAATCTTGAGGGTATTCTCCGTGAACAAGTGGGTGGAATGCTCCACCCCTTCTTTAACCTCCTGCTTATAAGCTACAGATCAAGCTCAAGTAATATCAATTTTCAGAACGTCCCGAAACATGAGGAAGAGCTTAAAAGACTTGTACGTACAAAATTTATTCCACGTACAAGGCACCGGCTATTAGGGGAGGTTGACTACAGTAAGGCTGAGGTTATCGGCAGCTGCTGCTATCACCAGGACCCGAATATGATTGCTGAGATTATGAATCCTGAGCTTGATATGCACCGGGATATAGCCTGTGAGTGTTACTTACTTGACCTTGATGAGTGGACTGGGGATATTCGATATGCGGGTAAGAACAACTTCACTTTTGCTGAGTTTTATGGTGATTATTATGTAATGTGTGCAAAGAACCTCTGGAATGCAATTCAGCAGCTTAAACTCATTACAAAGAAAGGTACTCCCCTTTATGATCACCTGCGCAAAAAGGGTATTCGTAACTTAGCTCAATTTGAAAAACATATTGAGAAAGTTGAAGAACGTTTCTGGGGACAGCGTTTCCCGGTATATGCAAAGTGGAAAGATGACTGGGTAAAACTCTATCACAGACAGGGTTATGTGGATAGCCTCACAGGCTTTCGGTATCAGGGGGTAATGACCAGGAATGAAGTTTGTAACTATCCAATTCAGGGTAGCAGCTTTCATTTCCTCCTCTGGTCAATTATTCAGTTACAGAAGATTGCCGTTGAGGAAAAGTGGGAATCCAAGATTTTAGGGCAAATTCATGATGCTCTCGTATTTGACTTTGAGCCAAGTGAGATTAACCATATTGTAGGTGTTGTAAATCGGGTTATGTGCGTAGATGTTCGCCAGCATTGGCCTTGGATAATTGTTCCCCTTAAAATTGACTTGGAATTGGGGCCGGCAGGGGCTAGCTGGTACCACCTGAAAAAAGTAAAAGAATACCCACAGGGTTGTACACAGTGCGGAAATAAATGGCTTTATAAAGATTTGACCTGCCCAGTATGTGCTCAGGTTAATAGTTAATAGTTAATAAGTTAATATAGGACGTGAGGTCATGACTGGAAAGAAAATAACACACGGTTTCCTAGTTGAAAAAGCTGCTAAGTGGTTAACTCATAATTGTCCTGTTGTTGTTACTGAGCTTGCTACTCAAAATAGAGAACACCCTGATGTTCTAGGATTTAATACAGGCGGTAATACAATTCTAATTGAAGTCAAAGCAGATCGGAGTGATTTTCTGAATGATGCAAAAAAGATATTCAGGCGTAAGCCAGATACTGGTATGGGTAAATGGCGGTATTATGCTTGTCCAAAGGGATTGATCCAAGTTGATGAACTACCCCCTAAATGGGGACTCTTGGAATGGCGTGGGAATGGTTTTATCCATACTAAACGGGCACAGCCACAGGAAAGAAAAATTAACGCAGAAATAACTATACTTATAAGTTGTTTACGTAGACTTGGAATTGCTTGTAAAAATGGAGTGAGTATAAAAGTATATGCACACCAAACACAATGTAGATCAATTCTTTTTGTTAATGAAGATATTGATAGGGAATAGCCCATGCCTAAGCCTAAGACGAAGAAGAGTAAACGGGGAAAGACTACACAAAGGCGATTTACTCGACAGTGTTTTATTGCTGAGAAGCGAGAAACTATTTTCTATGCTGAAACTCTTGATATTGCCCATTTATATTTCCGTTCCTTTTGTCAACTGCGGTGTACCTATATTGCGATACGTATTAGGCAAGCAAGCAGATCTATTGATTACCCGCTATTACATGTTAATGAGGATGCATGTAAACAATGCAGGTTAGGTGAGGCTATTCGGGAAGGACAGGACATATGGCCTCTGAATATCCAATTTAAAACTTTGGAGGTGTTGAAATGATTGAAATAGAATTGATTAAACCCAGTATTGATGTCTGGGGTCCTCCTCCTCTTAAACGTGAAGAGATGATGCAAAGGATTGAACGCGCTGGGCGTCTGTGTTATAAAAGTGAGGATAAGATTACTGCTGAATCCGCTACGCCCTTTGTAATTGATAAGGCAAAGAAGAAACATATGAGTGTTTTAGAATTTGGATGGATTGTATTCAGAACTTATACTGATATTTCTATCTATTCCAAACTGTTGGCTATACTTGCTCATCATCACCGGATTCAGTTCCACAAGATTGAATTCAATGAAAAGAATGGGGTATTATTCTTTGGTGGTAGTCTCAGGGCCTGGATAGATACATTTGAAATTACTCCTTGGTGGATATCATTTCAGCCATTAATTGATATATATTGCTTATTACTGGAAAAATATCCTGAATTTTTCTCCTACCAGCCTTTACGTCCTACCGGGGGCTGGGCAATAATTACCAGAGAAAATAAGTTGCCCCTCAATTTTCTCCCTATCTGTATTAAATTCACTATTGACAGGGGTATTACACATGAGATGGTACGACACCGCCCCTGCAGCTTTCTCCAGGAAAGTACCCGTTATGTAAATTACCTGAAAAGACCAGCCAGGTTTATCCTCCCCCCATGGTTTTATACACAGATAAGCCCTGGCGTATACGATATACATTGTGCAAATGTAATTGAAAATCCTGCTGTTAGGATTTGGGTAAAGTCTATAATTCAATCCTACAATGAATATTGCTTGCTCATGAATGAAAATGTAGTTGGAGAAGCGAGCAAGCAACGTCCTGAGCAGGCAAGGGGATTACTGCAAAATGCTCTGGCAGCAGAACTCCTTGTCCAGGCAGATATTACCCAATGGCATTATATGTTCCACCTGCGTAGTGAGGAAAATCCTGGAGCCCACCCCCAGATGCGAGAGGTCATGGAAATGGCTCGGCAGGATTTTATATCAAAGAGGTTATATACACCTATTAAACGAAAGTAAACTGAAGAGGATAAATAATGCCATTACATATTGAGTACAGGCCCAAAATATTAGATGATTTTGTAGGCAATGATGATATGATAGAAAAGCTGGGGACCGTACTGGGTAAACCACTGGAGAAGATCCCTCACGCTTATCTTTTCACCGGACCTATCGGGTGCGGGAAAACCACTCTTGCGCGGATTGTTGCCCAGGAGTTTGGATGTGATCTAGAACGGGATTTTGTTGAACTTGATAGTGCTGTTTTCCGTTCTATTGATGACGTTCGGGAGGTCAGAAAAAATGCCAATATGAAAGCCCTGGGCGGAAAGAACGTCCGATGTTGGCTTTTTGACGAGGTACATATGCTTGGCCAAGGTGGGGCAAGTGCCAAGAATCAGGCACAGAGTGCCCTACTCAAGCTACTTGAGGAACCCCCGGACCATACTTATTTTTTCCTCTGTACGTCTGAACCCCAAGGACTTCTGGAGGGTATCCGTAGTCGGTGTAGTGTATTTGAGGTTGAACTCCTTGATGACATGGATATGCTCAGACTTCTAAAAGGTATTTGCCGGGCTGAGGGAAAAGCTATTAACAGGGAGGTACTTGACGCTGTAATACACTTAGCTGAGGGACACCCTAGAAATGCTCTTGTAGCCCTTGATCAAGTTATTGACCTACCTAAAGATAAGCAGCTTGATGCTGTAAAATGTGTGCAGATCATTGAGACTACTGTTATTGACTTATGCCGATCTATGCTGCAGAAATTTGCATGGCCCCAGGTGCGGAAGATCCTATTGAACTTAAAGGATGAGGACCCTGAAAAGGTACGCCGGGCTGTCCTAGGATACTGTAATAAGGTATTACTTCAGGAGGATGATGCACGTGCTTTCATTATTATGGATGCGTTCAGAACTCCATTTTATGATACGGGCGCACCCGGTCTTACTATGGCCTGTTATGATGCCCTTGCGAGTGTTGAAGCACCTGAAACAGATGATGTACCTTTTTAACCTTTAATTTTTAACTTTACTTTTATTTTATTTACTTTATAATAAAAGTATACCTTCTTTAACTTTAGCTAGAGGATTGGGAAATGAAAGCGCAATTAGAACTTTGTGAATTAGATGATATTACCTCAGAAACTAAAAATTGTATAGCTAAAAATAAAGGTGCTATCTGGGATATACTCAATTCTCTTATTTATAATGAGAAATTTTTTCAACAGGTATATGATATTGAACAAGATGTTAATAAGATTGCTGAGGCAAATAACTGTAATATTATCCTACCTAAGAAAAATCAACTTCAGATTGATATTGATTGTAAAGAGCAATATACTTATTTTAGGGGAAGGGTTAATGACTTGAAATATTGGATGGAAAATTCAATACATATTAATATAGTTGATATTATTGAAAAGCCATCTAAAACAGGGCTGCCCCACCAGCATATAACAATAACCCTTGATAAAGATATTACAGATGAGGCACGGGTTGCATTCCAATTTATGTTTGGTTCTGATATCCTTCGGGAAAGCCTTAATGCCCTGCGGTTAGCTGTTGGAATTACTCCAAATATCTTATTTTTCGAACCAAAGTAATAGGAGTATATAACTATGTATGATGAAAATGAATTTAATACTGATCTTGAAATTGACCCAGATAATCTTGATGTTGAGCTTTTACGCCAGCCCATGCTTTTTTCCAAATATGCAAGAATGGAAGCTGAGGCAAAAAAAGCCCTGGCTGAAGCACATGAGGATCTAAAGGTCACCCGATCCCAACTCATCAAAGAGGTTTCCGGCAATAAAGATTATGGCAATGCACAAAAAGTTGAGGCCTATTATCGGGATCACCCGGATCATCAGGCAGCAAAGGAAAAACTTATCCAGGCTGAGTATGAGGCAAATATCTTGAGTAATACTGTTTTTAGCCTTCATCAGCGCAAAACAGTTCTTGAAAACCTTGTACGCCTTGCCCTGGCCGAGTGGTTTGCGCGCCCTGGCCTTGGTCGGGAACTTGCTGAGGAGCTGAAGAACTATAATGAGCGCCGGGCAACCCAAATTAATGACAAGGCAAGGACCAGGATGGAACAGGTCCAAAAAGTAATGGGTAAAATTCGCACAAGGCAGTAGAATATGAACGGTTTTAAACACCTTACACCAGGTACATCAGAGTGGATGTCCTACTGGAAAGCAAATCCGGGGGATCAACCGCAAATGCTAGAATATCAAAAACAATTATCAGGAGGTAGTAATATGGCAAGAGCAGCAGGATCAGCAGGCAAGGCTGGAAAACCCAATCGAGCAGCGCAAATGCAGGCTATGCGGGAAAGAGCTAGAGAACAGGCCAGGGAGCAACAATCAGGGGGGAGTAGTTATATTGCTATTCCACGTGGTAATGTGGATATTGATTGGTTACCGTTAAAGGCTGACCGGAAAGGAAAATGCCGGGTAAGTCTCTATACCCTGCCCTATGAATCAATTGGGTTCAACTATACGGATAAGATCGAGCCCGGCGCCCTCTTTTACAAGCGTACTTTCTACATTCACAAGATTGGCCCCGAGGAAATCAAGGTTATCTGCCCGGCCAAGACATTCGGCAGGCGGTGCCCGGTTTGTGAGGATCTGAATGAACTTATGAAAGACCGGGATGCTAATGAGGATACTATCAAGGCATACAAAGCCAAACAGCGGGAACTCAGCCTCTGGTATGACCCAGAGGCGCAGGCTGAGGAATTGTATCTGCAGGATATTAGCTACCATCTTTTCGGATCCCTCCTTAATGATGAAATTGAGGAGGTTGCTGATGATGACCCCTGGTTTGCTGATCCTGATTCTGGTGTTGTTACCAATATTCGGTATAACGAAAAGAGTTTTGGCAAGGCCACCTACTTTGAAGCTGAGAAGATTGATTTTGAGTTAACTAAGCAGGTCCCGCCTGATTGGGCTATTGATCATGGATATGATCTGAATGCTTTTCTCAAAGAAATGACCTATGACCAGATTGCAGCCATTTATAATGGAGTGGCTGAGGAACATGAACAAGATGAACAGCAACGTGAAGAACAGCCTGCTAGAATACGTGAACGGGCTACCCGTGAACGTCAAACCTCTGATCAGGAACCTGCTGCTGAAACCCGTACCCGGACCAGAACCCGTGCAGAAAAAGAACCTGAACCTGATCCTGAACCAGCTGGGAATGAATGCCCTTATGGTTTTACTTTCGGTGAAGACTATGGAAAGGAAAAACGTTGCCGACGCTGTGAGAATGCTGATGAGTGTGAAAAGGTCGCACCGGCAGATGATCCTGAGCCTGATAAAGGAAGCACCAGTGCAAAAGGCAATTGCCCTGAAGGTCTGCGCTATGGATATGACTGTAATACCAGTAATTCCTGTAAAAAGTGCAAAGTATGGTCAGATTGTGATGACCTGAATGAACAGTTAACAAAGGGTAAGTAATACCCTTTTCATATTGGGTTAAAGGCAAGTGGCGGAATTGGTAGACGCATCGTTTTATACCGGCTAGAGCGCAGAAGCGGGAGAAGTATAGAAGCCAGGTTAGGCCCGTAGCAGCGTGCAGGTTCGAATCCTGCCTTGCCTTTAACCCATACTTTATAAAGGAGAAAAGCATAATATGTCAGTAAAACAAAAACCAGATTGGGTAAGGACAGAGGATGCATTAGCTTTTCTCAAAGAGAAGTATAATGTAACCCTGACCAAGCCAACATTTTACAAACTGATTAAAAAACATAATATCTACAAACAACCGAATGGTAAGTGGGGTCATTACCTAGTTGATAAACACGGTCTGGAGAAAATTTATGACTGAAAGACAACGAGTAGTAGAGCAGGTTGAGCAACGGGTAAGACAACGTGCTGTGCCCAAACCGCCGCCAAAGACCCGGAAAGAGGGCTTTTTCCTCCCCACTGGAAGCACTATGCTTAACCTGGCTATGACTGACCGTATTGATGGCGGGTGGCCTATGGGCAAAATAAATACCCTACCGGGCAAGAGTACTGCTGGTAAAACAGTACTTGTGCTCTCTACCTTTGCTGAAGCCTGCCTTGACCCCAGATTTGATAACTATCTACTTATCTATGATGATGTTGAACGCCGGTGCGATTTTAATCTTGACAAACTTTTCTCCCCGTTAACAAGCCGGTTGATTACCCCCAGTGGTCTGCTCTATGCAGATTTGCGCGGAAATGAGGATAAATCCGGTATCAGTAATACCATTGAGGATATGGAAATCACCCTCACTACCTTGGCAAAGAAGGGGCAACCCTTTATTTATGTTGCTGATAGTCTTGACAGCTTCTCCACTGATGAGGAGGTTGCAAAGGAATTGCTTAAAGCTGTTGCAGCCGCTAAGAGTAAAGATGCTGCTGATAAAGTTGCCCAGGCGCATGCTGCGCGCAAAGCTGGTATAATTCACCGGATTCTTCGTAATGTAAATGGTCTTATCGCTAATACTAAAAGTCTACTCATCATTACCCAACAACTTAAACAGAAAATTGATGCCAAACCTTTTGAACGCAAGTGGACTACCAATGGTGGGGAAGGCCCTTATTTTTATAGCCAGGTCAGACCATTTATGACTAGGGTGGGCATCAGAAAGGAATGTGGGTGTGAGGTTGGTACTGATACTGAAGTCATTATGGATAAGAATAGTACCACCGGCAAATTAAGAAATATCCGGTTTTCAATCTATAATGAACTTGGTATTGATGACATCGGGTCCATGGTGGATTTTCTCCGGGAACAAAAGGTCTGGGAAATCAAGGGCTCCTGGGTGGATGCCCCTGAATTTGATTTACGGGAACAGGGGTGGGCAAATCTTACTCGTGCAGTTGAGAATAGTGGTAAAATTGATAAGCTAAAACGCCTTGTCCAACGAGCCTGGGATAACCGGGAAGATGATATCAAACGAGCACTAGATCGCAAACCAAGGTATTAATTATGAAAAATAGCATGCGTATATTATATAATAATAGAGAAATTTCCTTTCATACATGTCCTGCGTGTAAAATAAATTATTTAAATGGGGTAGTAAAGTGTGACAAAGTAATACCAACTTTTTATTCTGAAAAACATGCATATGATGAGGGGTGGAGAAAAACATCACATTACTTATTTTCTAAGAATGGTCATCCAGTTTGGGTTTGTCCAGATTGTTGGTCAAAAATACCAAATACAAATTAATCAATGGGGTATGGGCATGAATGAGGCAGACAAACTTGTATTATTGGCAAATTTAGATCATGAATTTTGCGAGCTGAATCATGGCCCAAATACACAGAAAGAACAATTTCCAGCAGTTGACTATATTGTCATTCCCTTTGGCCGGGCAGAAAATCTAGTCACTGACATTGCTATACGAGATATGGTGGTGCCGGTCTGCTTTGACTGTGCAACTGCCCTGCTGGGCAATGATTGGACGCTGCTCTACTGTTTTGAGTGCTGCAGCAGCCAGTGGGTAAGCAGAAAATTTGCTAAAAATAAATATCAACATCACATTATCTGGCTGCGGGGTTGTCCTAAATGTGGGGGTAAATTTGGTGGGTTATACTTTAATGATATGCAAGTAGTAGGCAAATGAGTAAAATTGCAAGTTAAAGGTAAATAAATGAGTTTCGGAGTTTCTAAAATAATAATAAAATCTTTTGAGGTTCCTGAAGAACTACGAGATAATTTTATTGAAGCGATCAGAAAAAATATAAAAGTATCGATCTGTGGATGTTGGGAATGGCGGGGGAGAATAGTTAATAATTATCCGTGCGTTTTAGTAAAAGGGTATAGATCGAGCATTTGGGCACATCGTGCGAGCTACGCAACTTTTATTGGACCGATAGCAAAAAACATGCATATTGACCATAAGTGTAGAAATCCAATTTGTGTAAGACCAGACCACTTGCAACAACTACCACCGATTGAAAATTATCTGGCCATTTATCGGAGAAAAAGAAGAGATGCAAGAAAAAAACTTGAAGAAGCAGGGCAGTTATCCTTATTTCCAGATAGTAAATGGTGAATTAATCCCTTTTTTAGATGAAATGTTGTTAGAACTTAGTGAAAATAAATTACGAGTAGAAAAAGTAAAATCAATTTTATCAGATGCGTTGTTACGAGTACCATATGAACATAATCCTGAATGGTATTCAAAACTTTGTAAATTATATCCAGATACCCGACGTAGGGGTAGAATTAAAAAGAAACCTCGTACAGTTATTAAACGAGCAAATATAATATCAGTATTAAAATCCATGATTTATAAAGGGGAAACTTGGTCAAAATATGCAGATTATCTTTTGGGTATAGCTAAAAATAAAAAAGACATGACTGATAAATATAATAAAATTATAAAATTTAATAATCAATTTTAAAAGAGGAGTTATCATGATATTATGTTGCAGTAAGCCAATGTCTAAGGGACAAGAATTAAAACTTGGGTTTCACTCAGAATATATTAATGAAAATAAAGAAGTAGTACATATCTGGTATGTAAGACAGGCAGATACCTATCAATGTCAAGTTTGTGGCCATGTTGTTGACGTTATTAAAGGCTATCCCCATTTTTGTTACGAAAAAAGGCCTAAAGTTGATAAGGTAATTGAGGAATAATGAAAGCTGTTATTGGTATTGACCCCGGCAAGTCTGGGGCTGCTTGTCTACTTACTGAAAATCTTTCATTTGAATTCTTTGATTGGCCAAAGGATAATGATCTTTACTCAGTTTTCATGCAGCTTAAAACCTGGCGCAGGGACTATCAAATTATAGGTGCTATCCTTGAGGACGTTCATGCAATTTATGGTACAAGTGCAAAATCAACATTTTCATTTGGGACTAATACCGGACATTGGGAAATGGCACTAGTTGCCACAATGATTAGTTTCTTTAAACCACCACCTCAAACATGGCAGAAAGGCCTGGTTAAAAAGAGTGATGGCCAGACGACAAAAGAAAGAGCATATAAAGTAGCTTCAAGGTTATTTCCGGCAGCAGAGTTAAAAGGCCCTCGGGGTGGGCACCTTGACGGAAGAAGTGATGCCCTACTAATGGCCTGGTATGGGATGGGATATTATAACCTTAATTCAAATCCAGTAAGGACAAGAGTAAAATGAGCGAGAATATTTCTTCATGTTGTTCAGGGAGTTGTCCACTGCGTACAAGTTGTACACGTTATAACCCCTCCGATAAGAGGGCTAGAAACTACCGGGGAAAAATTAAGCGAGGGGAAAGGCATGTATGTGCCCAATACCTTTCCAGAGTTTTATATACTGATAATGATAATGATTAAAGGTCTACAATGTTAAAATCTGCCCTTTTTATTGGTATCCAACGTCATAGGGAAACCTTTCTTGAATTTCATCCTGGTTTCAACGCTATTATCGGTGATACAGACAGTGGGAAATCAGCCCTTTGGCGTGGGTTTAACTGGGTACGTACCAACCGACCACTTGGGGTTGAATACCTGATGAATTGGGATATGAAGTTCATGCAGGTTGACCTTGATTTTGATGACGTAGGAGTTATTCGCAGATATCGAAATAAGAGTGGGTCAAAAAATTATTATCAAATTAATGACGAGGAACCAGAAAGTGGATTTGGTCACAATCCCCCGGAGCCTATTCTTGCCGCACTTAATATTGGTGATCTGAATATTCAACATCAAAAGGATCAATTCTTTCTCCTTAATTCGAGTGCTCCTGAAGTAAGCCGGTATCTGAACAAGATTGCAAATCTTGAAGTTATTGACCGGACACTTAGTGCTGCCAAGCGTGATGCTGATGCCTGTACTGCTGAAGTTCGTAAATATGGGGCTGAGGCTGAGGAACTTGAGGCTGAGTTAAAAACATTTGATTACCTGGATGAAATGGAAGAGGATCTGACTGACCTGGAAGGTTTTCAGGCCCAGGCCCTTTCTACCGGGAAGAAGGCCCGGCATTTAAAATCAGCTATTTCTCGTTGGGAATCACTACAGGTAGAAAAGAAAACCCTGGTACACTACCTTACTGCTGAGGATGCACTTGAGGAAATCAGAAAACAGTATGATGAGTACTTACGAGTTAGGGGAAAGCAACTTGGCCTTGCTAACTTAATTACTCAATATAACGCTCTTAGCAGTGAAAAAGAGAGGATGCCGGATTTTACCCAGGCTGAGGCTGATCTTGCTAACCTAAATAAACAAATTGAGGAACTGACTGGGGTGGGAAAGAAGTTATTGAATTTAGATAGACTTATTACCAGTCATCAGCAATTAGTAAAAGATTTACATAAAATAGATTTGGAAATTAAAGAAAAAGAGGCTGGGTTAACAGCAAAAACAAAAGGTCTGTGTACTATACTGGAGGAAGGAAAATGTCCACTGATTTAAAAAAAGAAGTTGGAACAAAAACAATTGAGGAATTCCTGACTGATTATAATACAATTAAAAATGATGTGGGAATAATTAATAGTCCTCTTAGTACTGGTATACAAATTATAATACCTAATGTTGGAAGTATACCACTATCTCGTTATTTATCTGATAATGAGATCCAAAAAATTATCAAAATCATTCAGACAGAAGTTAATAAAAAGTTTAGTGCATTGAATTTCAAAAGAATTAAAATTGAATCACTAATATGAAAACCCCAACTGCAATACTTACAGCTGATTGGCACTGTATGGACGGGCAGCCAGTTTGCCGTACTGATGACTTGATTAAAACTCAGATCAGAAAATGGCAATGGCTAGCCCGACTTCAGGAACAGTATCAGTGCCCAATCCTACACGCAGGGGATCTTCTTGACGTCTGGAAATCAAGTCCCTGGCTGCTCGCTCTGTTATTTACTCACCTTCCTCATGGTATTATAACTATACCGGGCCAGCATGAATTACCAGCGCATAAAATGGATCGACTAGAGGAAAGTGGGCTCTGGGTACTTAATCAGTCTGGACGTGTAAAAGTGTTATCTGAGGGAGAAATCGATTTGCGTGGCGCAGACGGCTCGAACTTCCTCCTCTGTACCTTCCCCTGGGGTAGGTCTATAAAACCTCGTAGCGAGCCAGACAAGTGCCTTCCTGCTGTAGCTATGGCACATACCCTGACCTATGCGGGTAAACCTCCGTTTCCGGGGGCACCCCCTGAGGGTGAGGCCCTTCGGTTATTAAAGAAATTTCCTGAATATCAGCTTATCCTCACGGGGGACAACCACGAGCCATTTGTTATCAGTTATAAGGGCAGGCTCCTAGTAAATCCAGGTAGTCTACTCAGGTCTGAAGCAGATCAGGTAGAACACCAGCCCAGGGTATATCTCTGGTATGCTGATATAAATATAGTTAAAGAGGTATTTGTACCTATAAGAACTGGGGTAGTAAGTAGGGAACACCTTGACGTTAAGGTACAGAAGGAACAACGCTTTGCTGCCTATATTGAGCGTATGAAGGGAGTTAAACGCATTACAATTCATTTTGAGGACAATCTGAAGAAATTCTTTTCTATTAATGACCAATCTAAACAGGTTGAGGAACTTGTCTGGGGTTGGACTGAAAAACAGGAGAAATGACCATGGACAAAAATACTATAATCTACCCAGCTTGGGAAATAAAACAAATCATTACCCCAGATGAGGCTGCGGATACAGCGGAAGCATACGGACTTCACGCAGAGACCCTTGTGTATAGAACCCCTAGAGTATGTCAGCCATTTATATTTGATGGCTGCTCAGCCATCAATAACTTCCTCAGAATGGCTATGCCGCCTGAACAATATTGGGTTATTGTTCAAAATATTTGCCGGCCACATGATATTGTTTATGGTGTTTGTACAAGCTCGGAACGCAGGCGCTGGGCTGATGAAAAATTCAGAACTGATTTACTTGCAACGGGATTTCTGTCTGAAAGCTTGTGCAATATTGCGTACAGAATGGTTCGGGAATTTGGGGCATCAAATAAAACCTGGGGACCCGGCTTTGCCCTCAGTCCAGAATTTAAAGTTGAGGTATGGTAATGGCGAAATCCCTGGCGCAAGAATTCCAAGAACTAAAGAAGGAAATTGGTAGCAAAAAGGCAAGGTATCATCAACTTGAGGGGGAAATTGCCGGTATTGAAAAACAGATGAAAGATGAACACGGCACAACCCCGGAGAAAGCTAATACTACCTGTGATGCTCTTGAAAAGAAAGAGCAGGACTTACTTGATGGCGTACAACGTGGACTTACTGCCTTCAAAGAAAAGTATGGACTGGGGAATGAAGATGAATCTCAGTGATATACGAAAGGAACTTGAACGTCGGAAGGGTGAACGTGGAAGGGTTAAACGAGATCTTAATGTGGTCAATAAGAAATTCCTTGATGCCAGGCGTAGGGGTAAGCGAATTGAACAGGGAAGGTTCATTGCCCAGGAGGTTGCACGTAATACCCAGGCTGAGCTTGAGTATCATATTGTTGAGCCAGTAAACCTTGCCCTCAGTAGTGTATTTGAGGAAGATGCCTATAATTTTGTAATGGACTTTAACCTCCCCCTTGGGGATGACCTACCCAAGAGCAGACTTGAGGTGGACCTGTATTTTGAACGCTATGGTCACCTGGCAAACCCTATGGAAATGACTGGGTATGGCCAGGTTGATGTTGCATCCTATGGACTTAAGATTGCCCTCCTTGGCCTGGCAAATCCACCTATGCGTTCTATAATGGTCATGGATGAGCCATTTAAAAATCCGGATAAGACCGTCAGGCCAAAGATTGGTGAATTAATGCGAGCTGTTAGTCATAGCCGGGGTATTCAGCATATTGTTATCACGCATGATCAATCCATTATTCAAGCTGCTGACCGGGTATTCCATCTGAAAAAGAGTGGAAAGACAACTGTTATTGAAGTTGAAGATAGATAACCCACTTATCTGTATTTAATACAAAACATTACATTTATATTTACCGGTCGGGTTTCATTACCACCTGAAACCTGGGTATTAAGAGCATTTGTGAATGCAGCATCATCAACATATGCAGCATCATCAACTCCAGCAGCTGTTGTCACGTTATTGGCAGAGCCAAGACTTTGATTTTGATGGGCATGTGATTCATATTGATCAGCTTGTTTTGTACCCACGTGATCCCCAGATGTGCCATCGCCACGATTTGTACGACTAGCAGCATCAGGGTCCAGGCCAAGACCATGATCCCAACCACGTAGAAAACGCCCACGGTAATCAGGAATATTGAATGTAGTTGAGCCATTACCAGCCCCATGTGTAGTACCAATAATGGAAAAAAGAGCAGAATAAGTAGTACGACTAACTGCTGCACCATTACATTCAAGCCAACCTACCGGAGCAGTTTCAAGGGGGAAGATGCCTATACGACCAATATCACCATAAAGTCTTTCCCAATATGTGCCCGTTGTATCTGATATAGGGTCTTGATTCAGATTAGATTGAACAGCCCTATACGCAATATCATTTGAGGCAATTACCATCGCCCCTGTTTGATAGGTAATAGTAGGACACCAGGTCAAAACTCCATATTTTTCAATGTTTTCAATTAATGAGGTAATTCTTCTCATTACCTCATTAAAATCTGCACCGTTAGCAATCTGATTATATGGCCAACCTGTTTCTACCACTGTTTGAGAAAGGGTAGACGTAGCGTATGTAACGCCCGTTACAGGTACTGCAGGGGGATCACCCGCACCAGTAGCCCAAATCCAACCATTTAGGGAATCAGTTCTATCTGCCATGGTAGTAACTCCTTATTTAGCAAATCCAAGCATCACATAATAACGTGCACTGGCAGTAGCTTGTCCAGTAACTCGCAGTGTATACTTATGTGTAATGATCGGAAAATTTGGACCAACACCCTTATTTGGGAAGGGTTGAGTTGTTTGCTTATAATCAGGGTCAATAAGATTAGCCCCCTGCCCAGCAGTAGTTCCACCATCAGGACTACCTAACAGATCCTCACCATAAACATCAAATACAAAAACATCAGCAGCATCCGGGGCAGTACCACCTGATACTGGCCAGGCTGAAACAAACTCAAGCCTATGTCCCTGTAAGAGCGCAAAAGCAGCATCCCCCATTTCAATATCAGGAATTGAACCATCAACAGCATCTCCAGTACAATCAAATAGTAATTGATGGCTGAGTGCTCCCTGATAAGCCCAGGAAGGGGTACAACTCCCGGCACCAAATGCAGGGGGTGCAAAAAATACAGTTAAGAGTATAACAGGTAACCAATTTTGAAATCTTTTAAGCCACATAATCATCCTCCAAATTATCCTATGCCGGGCAAAATTGCCCCACGACCATCAAAATCAAGGGCCTCAATATCCCCAGTATCACTCCAATCCCCAGTATCACTCCAATCCCCAGTATCACTCCAATCCCCAACGTCTGACCAATCTGAAGTAGTACCCCAAGATGAGAAATAATCAGACCAATAGATTACCTGCGCTATCTGTACTCCAGCAGGAAGGGGTAAGAAAAATACGCTATCAACTGTTGCGTTATTACCTACTCTCTGCAATAGCAATAGATTATTTAATGATGTATTATCAGGCACAATGATTAATACCGTAAGGGGATTACCAACCACATTAACAATACTTATATCAAGGCCAAGTGCTCGTTTTACCATATCCTGTATTTCAGGTACACTTCCGTACTGAACAAAATTTCGAGCAATCTTACCCTCAATGAGTTGCCGGAACCAAAAATCATCAGCCTCAAAACTCTCTGCAAGTGGTGCATTTGTAACCCATATAGGAGCTTGATTAAGCAGGGCATACTCTGCATCAGGGGTAAACCAGGTAATTACATCATAATTAATTAACTCTCGAAATTGTCCAACAATCCGCCCCAGTACATCAAGATTTTCCCCCTCAGCATTTGCGCACGTACGATATTCCATTACCTGTTGTACAGCTGTTACAAATGCTGTTAATTCAGACATCATGGCCTCCAATACCTGGAGGAATACCGGAGACTTTCGGAATTGTAGTAAAACCCTACTCAATGCCCTGGTTTCAATATCAATTTCTGGAAATTCTACAGATTGAAATGTCATGATTAACTCACTGTAATATTTATATTCGCGGCATCAAATACTGCAATTTCATTCCAATCAATACTAACAGACACCGCTGCTGGACTTGGAGTTGTATCTACATAAACAGATACAACCCTATGTCCCTGAATACTATTAATTGGAGTATATTGTTCACTGGCGTAAACGCTCTGCCCAGGGGGGTATCCATCAGGGTCAAATCCGGCCGGGATACCCAGTCCATCCCGACCATAAACAGCATAAGCCAGAATTGCGGCCTTAATTTGATCATCCCCATCATCCGGCCAGAGAGAAGTGTCAACAACTTCAACCTCAATATCAATATATATATCAATCTCAGCAGGCCGAGTAAAATAATAGGTATAGGTAATGCCCTGGGTATCTGTTACAGTATCTGAGGAAGTACCATATGTAGATACCCCAGCAGGCATATGGTTAAAGAGGACATCTGCTATCTCTCCGTCATCACCGCCTAAAATAACAACAGCAACCTGATGAGCAGGTATTCCCCGAGAATCTACAACATCAGTTATATTCTGGTATACGTGCGCATAGGTGACCCCATCAAGTGCTAAAAGTGCAGTGTAAATACTTTCAATAGTAGCTCCACCTGTTGCAGTGCTATCCTGTTGTCGAGTTCTTAACTCTGAATCCGTCTCTTCATCTGTACCTACTATGGCATCAGCAGCATTTGTAACTGAGGTCCAACCTGAATACGGGGTTACAATTTTAACGAGAGTGCCAGCTAATGCTGTTGATGGCCCATATTCTGAAGCCGTTGCTGTAACAGTAGCCTCACCAGCGCCATCAAATGTAAATGCGGGTAGAACCCAATTATAGGTAGAATTCATATCAGTAACAATCTTGCCCGCAGGAACAGATTTGTCAACAGTACCAGTCAAGGTCAAGACTACTGTTGACTTACTACCTGCCTGACGAGATAGCTTATTAAGCTGTACCAATCCAGATAGGCCAGCCCCCGTAGCCTTTAGGGGATCAAATTGATTATATGCAAGTTGAAGTTGCTCCCAACCTAAGGCCAGGGTATCACTAAAGGTATTGACCAATTGAATAAGTGGATCATTTTCATCAAGTAAATCAGGAGTAAGGCTTTCACCTGTAATTGGATCTGTTACAGTAGATAAAGCAGTCTTCATATCAGCAAGAATATCTGCCAGACGCTTCAGGTTAAAACCAGTCTCATTTATTCCAAATTCAGTCATGGCATTTCCTTTATTGTAAAAGAATAGCTGCAGTTAGGTCTACAATTTCAGGGGCATCCTGGCCTAAGACCTCAACACTCATGTATACTTCCATCTGTCGAGCTGTTGTTGTACTCGGCCAAACAAGCTGAAAGTCAAGGATACTGGCAACACCCGGAACCTCAAGAACCCGTCTGCGTAAAATAGTTTCAACCATCTTTTTATCCTTACTACCTAGTATAAGCTGATACCAGGGCACCCCAGCCGGTACGTTCAAAAAATACTCTTCCCAATGATGAAGCAAGGACACGAGAATGCGCTGACGTACTTCCTCAGCACCATATACTTTTAAGAGTGTGCCCCCTGTATCTACTACAAGATCATGGTAGTCAAGACTTATTCCCCAGGTCATACTCATACTACAGGTCCTCCAGTTGTACCGCTACCGGGTTCTACCCCACTATGTACATGACTATCAAGTACCACATCATTGGAAATAATATCTCCAGTGGTATTAATAGTGATATTAGATTCAATATTAGTTTCAGTCATAGTAAATGTTTTTGTCCCAACCTGAAAGAGGATTTGTCCGTCTGTAATCACAATTCTTGTACTGGAGCCTACCCATAGAGTAATTCCAGTATCGTCAAGGGTAATCCGATTTGATCTATCCTCATTTCTAAGTTCAATACCCGTAGTATTCCAAGCAGAAAGCGCATTCGGCGCCGGGGGTGCCGCCAGAATTGCTATTGCGTCCGTAAGATCATGATGACGACAACCACCATTAGTCATTTCCGGGGGTTGTACTCCCCCATGATCATGCCAATTATCCAGAGCCCGTTGAGCAAATATCAATATACAGGCATCTCCAGCTGAAATAGGCAGGGTAAGTGCAAAGCCCTGAACAGTAACAAACGGAAATACCACAGGCACATTAATGACCACCGGGTAATCCTCATAGGATACAACCCCATCCACTATCTTTTTACTCTGAACTGCTGGAGTAACACTAGCAGTCTGAGTCAGTGGATTAAATGATTGGATAACACCAGGAATACATGTATTAATCCTAGAGAGGGCGCGGTCAATAATTTCCCTCATTTGCGTTATTTGATCAGATGTTCTAGTATCCATTTAGACCACCACCCAACTTTCCACATGGGTATCCCATTGACTTCCATGAGTATCACCCGAATGACTAAGGGTGTGTACCTTGTAACTACCATTAAGCTGCGGATTTACAGTGCTCTCAATCCTTACTGTCTTACCTGCCTCAATTCCAGGGTTAAATAGGGAATGTACTGAAACCCCTGCTTTCACTTGCATAGGGGAAACTAACATAGGCTCCACTCTGAATAAAAATCCATTATTGGTACTCAGGAATACCTCACCGCCAGAAATAGATTGTTCATCATCAAGAGCATGAAAATAACCCTTATCAATCCACCAACTAAAACCATAAACCCGAGCAAGTTTATCAAGGGCCTCAGCCACCGGAATAGGTGGGAAGGACATACCCTGACTACCAACAAAATGTTCAGATATTTGAATCAATTTTGGGTCAACTTTAACCCCCGGTATAACACCAGCAAACCCTGTCACAATTTCAGTTATTGACGCCCCCTCAGTAAATGTTCCAGCAATTGTTGTACGAGCGCACCCGCCAAAACCAGATAAACTAATTAATTGTGTTACAATATCAGCACCTTCTCTTTGGTGAACACAGGCCAGAAGGGAGCCACTAAATATTGTAGTCAAGCCTGTATTTGCCCACCCAGCCCGGAGAACAATTTGAGCATTAGATTTTTGAAGGCTTGCTCTTAATTTTGGTCCAAGATTATATACTGATATAACTGTTGGGCTTGCTGTACTAATTATATGTTTACGAACTGCAAACCTTATCCTCAGACCATCATTGCTGCCGTCTGAAAAAATACGCAGGGCAAGATCCTGATTACCACCCCCACGCCATTCCTCAAGGGGTCCGATTAGAAGTTCTACCTGTCTTATAAATGGCTGGTTACTCATGTCGGGATTACAACCTCTTCCCCAGGGGGGTACCATAACAATTTTGTACTAGTACCAAGTCCATCAGGATCCTTATATGCGTCTGTCTCTTTTTCAACTAAGACTAGCCCGCCATATAGGAGTTTCTGGTGCTGATATGGGGAAAGCAGGTCAATTCCGGGCAGGAGCATCAGGCCTAATAAGATGTCATTACCCTCTGAATCATATAAGTCTAATACCCAGGCCTCAGCAGAATGGTTATAACGGGTAATAAAAGTAACAACAGCTGTATTGAGATCAACTGCTGTCTGCCCCTGCCCGCTTGATGTGAGTTCAATTAATTTCATCTGAACAAATCCAATAAATTTGTTAACCCTGATTTATCCTGCGGGGTTTGTTGTCCCTGATCCACTGGGGATTCTGCGCTTTTTGATACATCCTCCCCTCCTGTATTTTCAGTGGGGGTGACCTTTTCCTCTGGGTATGGAGCTGTTTCAAGTTCAACTAATTTTACCTGTTGAAAGGTTGCCCGACATTCAAGTCTACCCCATACAGGTGTTGTGTTTGCGGCCTCAAAATGAATAAGAACCATATCAGGTATTTTCTTATGCTCCGTCAATAGCTCAACAAGAACACGTTGTTGCCACATAAGTTCAAAAAGAGATAAACTATATTCAGCATCACCCTTACGCCAATTACTGATTTCAAATGATAAATTTATTCGTAATGGGTGCAGGAGTACATGGTCAGTTACGGGCGCACCGGACTCAACAGGATGCTGGGAAATATCAGATTGAAAGGTGTAAGCCTCCTGCATCCTGGCTGATACTGGGATACCGGCCACAAAAATAGCCGGGGGAATATATGCCTGAGCCTGGGTGTATAATTGACTTTTACGCAGAGCAAAAGCTGCTGCACTACCAAGGGCATTTAACCTGATAGCCTGTCTAGTTAGGACAGAAACAATATTTCCACCCACTAAACTATTTGATATTAATTGCAGTCTATCAGTTAAGGCCACGGTATTCTCCTATTATTAATTTGAAACCGGGGCAAGACCCCCAGGGAATAACTGGTGTAATGCAGTTTCCATTTTCCTACTCGTTTCTGCAGCTATACCCATAGCATTATCCCCCTGAATATGAAATTCCTGCTTAATCTCAACTTTTTGTTGCCATTCCTTCATTTCAGATCCAGTAGACTTTTGTCGATCTATACCAACTTCAGCCGGGGGCATACCCACTCCTTGTTGCAGTGCTGGGGGTATAGGAGCTTGCGTATTGTTAAACTTTTGCGCATCTTGTACAAGTCCAGTTCCAAAAGTAGAAACCTTAACAGCAATTTCATTCATAACTGATTGGGTTAGAGGTGACATATCTGATCCAGTTCCAAACCCCAAGAAGGACATGCCACCCTCTACTTTATCAAGCACCCAACTCAGAGCCCCGCCCATCATCTTTAACCCCTCCCAAAGTAAGCGTACGCTCTTTGTCACGGCGTCTATGCTTATGACTACTACGCCCTTAATGACACTGGCAAAACTTTTTAATATATCAGTTATGGCCGGAAATTTCTTACTGAATTGAGTATACATCTTATCAACCCAGATAATTAATTTCCCTATTTCTGAACTCCCACCCCGTAAATAGGTCAGAAAGTCCTCAAACACAAGAGCAGCTGCCAGTATTGCGGCCGCAATGGCCGCAAATTTAACAGTCATTAATGCCAGCACACCCGCTAAAGCCGTCAGCGTTGCAAAAACCACAGCAGAAATAGTGTGAGCGTCTGTAAGAGCCTGGATAAATTTACTGGCCTGCGGTAAATAGTATTCAACCTCCTCCCTAACTGATCTAATCACTTGACCAAAACGACCAAAACCATCTACAACGCCGTCAATAAAATTTTTAAGACCTAATTGGATAAACTCTTTATTGAGCCTCAACCAATCAGAAAAGTCACCAACAAGGGCTTGTAGGGCAGGGCCAGCCGCACTTGAAGCCTCTTGCCCCAAATAGGTCAGGATACGCCGGGCCATTGCTAATTGGATAACAAACTCACGTGCATCTTTTAATTGCTGGGGTCCTACAATTGTAGGAATATTCTTAGCCTGTTGGACCAGGCGTTCAATTTCTCCCCGTCCCTGCTGAAGTAAGAGGATTGTGTCATTACTAAGGCCGATACGACTTGCCCACTGAATTTGCTGAATTGTAGACATACCCTTAAGTCTATCCGCAATATCCAGCAAAACCTCATCAGCAGTTTTGGCCTCTCCACTGGCTTTTCTCAAGTTTATCCCGAGCATAAACAGAGCATGGTTAAACTCACCCGGAATAGGGCTTGACATCCCTTTGGTCAAGGACATTAAATCACTAGTCAGGCTATCTGCACTACCTCCTGCCTGTTCTACCGCAAACTGAAGACCCTGAAGACTGGTGGTTGAGATACCTGTTAATTGATGAAATTTGTCAAGTTCTGCTGCAGCCTGACTTGCACGCTCAACAAAATAAGCAACACTACCAGCAGCTGCTACAAGGGCAGCTCCGGCCCAGCCCGCAAACCGGGTAACACCATCAAGTCCGGCATTAAACTTCTGGACTTTTGCAGCCACTCCAGAAGCAATATCCAGGCCTAATATAGTTACAAGTTCATCAATAACAGTAGGCATTACATAATTCCTTCAATATCTCTGGGGTTGATCTTCATTTCAACTGCCATTTTCATTAGCAACTTTGCAATAGCGTCTACCTTATCCTTTACACACGCTATATCCTTTTTGACATCAGCTACTTCCTGGGCAAGAGTTTCTTCCTCAGTTTCTCTTCCCTGCTGACATAGTGCCTGTTGAATTCCACACTTTTTCTCAGTCATGTAATCTGATGTCCTCAGTCGTTGAAAGAAAATCTTAACAAGCTCATTTACTACACTGAGCCCTACAATACCACCTAATAGCATGATTGCTGTTGCAACATCTATTGTCATCTACCACCCCCTTGTCTTGTTCGCGTTTGAGCCTGAGCCTGAGCCTGAACCTGAACCTGAACTTGCGCTTGCGCTTGTTCATAACTTCGGTACTCCAGCCAATCTTTAAGGTTAAGGCTCCGATGCATTTCCATAAGGTCAATAACGCTCATATTATTTAATTCAATCCAAGAGCATAAACCTGCCCAGACAGGCCGCCCACACCACCAGTCTATTTCCCACCCTGAAGGGATCGGGATACCATCACCGCCTGGGCTGTCTTGTCCTTGACAGTCTGGGCGAAGGCTCCCAATTGCGGAAAAAAATCACGGATGCACTCCCAGAGCACCCAGATACTGACTGGGTAGACATCCCCACGGTGGTTCATAAAATGACGCTCAAAATCAGCCTCAGTACAAAGGGTTTGCCCCCCACAGGTTAATTTTGAGGACGTGACGGCTTCCATGAACAGGGCATCAACTTTATCAGGATCAACTTTATCCAGAACAGACCCAAAATCATCTAGGGAAAGTCGGAGCTTATCCCACCCAGCGTTTTCAACATCTGTACCAAGGGATTTTACCATCGGAATGAGTGTACCAAGAACAGGCCCAATCAATACAGACACCCTCGTACACAAACGCATTGCTGGCCTAACCGGGGGCACCAGCATAGTATATACCCGGTCATCAACTGCTTTTTCCCGTTTTTCCATTTTGTTTCGCTTCTCCGCAGTTTTTAGTTAAGGGGGTAGTACCCTATAGGATAGGGGCTAAAAGCCCGGCTCCGTTTAAAACAAGTGGGTTCTCGACAGTATTAAAGTAGTGCGCCTACAAAGCCGCCCACTACGGACTCTATAGCACTGGTATCCAATTGAATTTCAAGGCATTCAAACACAAACTGCCTGCCCTGCATAGTCGGCCCGCCAGATTGAAATTGGGGGGTATCACCAAAGGCACAACCAGCACCCTTAATTACCTCCTCAACTCCTGTCATGAGTACAATACTGAACATACGGGGGTTAACCCTTTGCGCATCCCGAATTGAGTATAAAACCCCAAGAGCCGGACTTGTGGGCAGGAGGTTAACTGTAATAGTACCACCCTGGGCAGTACTCAAATTCATTGACGGGCCATCTCCGCCCTGGGTTCTTGCCGCTGCATTACCATCGACTTTCATCTGAAGCCAATCCCCATCAGCAAAGCCACTGATTGGTACGCCGTCAATAATGAGAGTGTGTCTATTCTGTGCATAAAGATTTAATCGCATTTGTTATTATCCTCCTTTATTTAATTACCTGATTATGATTAATACGGATAGGAGATCTTTTTCCATTATCATTAGGTTGATCCGGCATTACTGTCAAAACTCCATCCATAAAAGAAAAAGTAACCACCCCTGTCATTATATGCCCATCAGGAGCTAACCATTTTACCTTATCCCCCTTTTCATACCAAGCATTTTCAACCTTTATTTTTAATGCTGACATACGACTATTAATATACTGAAGAGCTATATTCTGCCCTTTTTGAAAACGCATTATAAACCTCCCTTGAATTCAAATTTTTATACTTTATTTATCACCAGGATTCACCTTGGAAATGTCTTTTCCACATCCGCAGGAACTGCTCTTTTGAAATATTACCTTTAAAAGACGTGGAATCTTTCAGATATAATTGATATGCCTCATCAATCTTTCCCTCATCAATGAGTTTATTAATAGCATTAACAGGCATATCATTTGATATTTTTACCCCGGCCTGTGCCAAGGTGTTCATTACCTCAGCCTGTGCCTTAACTACGCCATTTTGAAAGCATTGACTAGTCATTAGGGCACAATCTCCACGTTGATTGCAATTGAATGAATAGCCCCAGCCTCTTGGCAAATCATCTCAATAGGGGGACCGATACGACTTGCCCGGTCAGCAGCCGACATGAGTGCAATACTTGTGGGCAATACCTGTACAGCCGGGGTAATGATAGTGCCTGATTTACGAGTAGTGTCAAGCTCCTCCCGGTCAGCAAAGGTGCCATTATAAGTGTACTGATATCCAGTATCAGTACAGGCATCAGCAATCATCATCTGACCACGCCGGGTATACGGCACCTTTTTATTACGCAGGAAAACATTGAAGACATTAACGCTTAAGTCCTCAACAAAGTTATCCAAATTGATAACAGTATCCAGGAACCAACCACTTGATTCAGCCTCACCCTCACGGAAAGTCCGGGCATCATTACCAATTGCAGTATAGGTATTGTAGCCCTTACTCTGGAGGATAGTCCATTCAGTTTCAGTCAGCTGAACTGTAGCGATACCCGGCAGGGTCTTGAACTTAGCTGTTACCGTACTATCCTGAAGCTGGTAATTGACATGCAGCATATAGGCCAGGATAGATACATCAGGATAGGCCTGAGCATCATCATGGTAAATGGCAACTGTCCGGCGATTGCCCTCAGCATTAACCACACTACCAAGGTCAAGGTCATATGAGGCACTTAACGCCGTAACATCGTTTGTAACCAGAGCAGTAACAGCAGTCCGAGCCAGTACCCATGTTGCAACAGCGGTTTGATACGCTACATCACGCAGACTGGCACCCAAAGCCCAGGCATAAATATACTCATCAATCTGATTTGCCGCATTCGCAATACTGGCAAGTTCATCAGCAATACCCGTGGGGGTATACCCATTCATTGCCTGTCCACCACTTGCCAGAGTAAGGTTAAGCAAAGCACTAACATCAGTTCCAGTACCCTGATCTGTTGCATACGTAATACTCACGTAATCCCCTGTAGCAGTGGTGCGAAACTCAAGAATTTCATCCCCACCTGGTAGGGTCCGAACTGTACAGGCAAGGCCGGCATCAGTAGCAGCGTCAAGAATGGCTGCAATCTCAGCGATGGTTGTAACGCCATCAAAATCCAAACCAGTCATTTCAAGACTTACGGCACTGCCACTACCACTGTCCTCAGTGTCCGGGTTATAGACAATAAGCAGGGTGCCATCCGATATAAGCTCAAGAGCTGTAATATCAGCGGCAGTAAGTTCTGCACTTACAAGCAAAGCGGGCTGGGGATCAAGAAACACTTCCCCCAGAGCCATCTGTACAGACCGGGGGGTCTGGCTGAAAAACGCACTGGCCGCATAATGTGCCTCTGTACCAACAGCAAAATCATTCTCAACAGCCTCAATAGTAGAATAAAATCTGATCCGATTTTCATTGGGCAAAAATCCCAAATCCTCACATGCGACACAAAGCCGGGTTAAATTAGTCCTGGTCTCAGTCTGGGGTCTACTCAAACTGATAGTCACGTCCAGGCTGCGCGGTAAACTCTGATCTGCAGTTACATAGGGCATTGTTGTTCCTCCACTTTAATTTTCAGTGTTTTCAACTTCAACTTCAATCTCTGTTTCCTGGCCGTCTATCTGGACGTGGACAACGTTGATTGTTTGGGTATCAATATCAAAAATATTAACATCATCAAGGGGCAATGGCAGAGCAATATTAGCATAGACATTGAACTTAACCAATGCCCTGCCCTCTATATCCTGCCGAAAGGCCATACTTAAATCAACCAAGTCCAAGCCCCCAACGAGACCACATATTTGCCATAAATCCCACACCCGTTCCTCAAGTCTAAGTGCGAGCATAAAACGTGTTGCAGCCTCAAGTGCCTTATTATTTGCAGCATCCCTAAAAAACTCAACAGTAACACGGATAAGACGTGTACCCCAAGGACGCTCTTGAAACCATTCCCCAGTTTCTAACGCCTCATCGAGTTCAACAGTTTCAACAACTTCGTTTTCAATACCCTGGCCCTCAACTAATTGAATAAGAGCGTATGGACTTGGTGGAATTGCCTGAAGTCCAGCCTTTTTCCACCAACTACGACCAGTTGAGGATAGGATAATTGCTCCAATAGCTGTATATAATGCCCCAATACTTGTTCCCCGGCTACTCATTGGCTTATCCTTGATTTACGTATCGGCTGGCGCGGTAAACCCGAACCCCAACCTGGGCATTCCAGTCAGCAATGCCTGAAATAAAATAGGGCACCCCGCTATAGGTAAAAACGCTCTGTTTCCGAGTTTCACCCGTAACATACATATCACTCATATACAGGACCTCCCTACTTACTACCAACAGATCACCATCAGAAACACTACCACCGAAAATCCTTTCAAGTTCCTTACTACCACTAGGATCAATCGCAAGAGCTACGTCAGCTCGAACAGCATTAACAGCTTTCCTGTCCTCCCCATCAACAGTAGTATATACATAGTCCGTAATGGCATAACCCGTAGTGAAGAAATCAAGAGCCAGGGCTGCAATATCCAGGGGTAATATACTCATTTCATTTTCTCCTCTTTGGTCGTACTACCCATGTTACACTGTCTTTCATCCGCCCGGTATCAATAAGGGGGTTGCTACTACCCTTTGCCTCAATTGTAGCCGGAGCATTTGGGGGTGTATCCAACTCAATAATTGCTTCCCGAATTGCTTCCTGAGCAGTCATACCGGCAGCATTTTGCAGGCCTATAACTTTTTTCTCATCAGCCATACCCGGTTGTTGAGTATTTGCCAGCTGTCCAATTTTTGCCATTATAGCCTTTGTTCCAGACCGTATACCCTTTTGCGCTAGGGTCATAAAATCACGCTGGGGGATTGTGGACGTGCCATAACAGTTTGCAATAGCAACGTCCAATACCTGTTCTCCATCAGGATAGGCTTCAGTTATGCCCTTAGGAAAGCCCACAGCAATTTCCTGCTCAGTTAAGGACTTCCAACGTTTAAGCACATTCCCTACTGCCTTGGGATTTTTACGCTTTGTGACTACTGACATTGGGCCTTATCCGGAAACGCTTGCATACACACATTAATTGCGTCAAGCAAATCACCCATATCTCGAAGTTACTGAAAAGAAGCATCACCACCAAAGAACTGAAACATCGACTGGTTGAACTCACCCCATATAGGGGAATCAAATGAACCAAGCAACTCCTTCAGATCTTGACACAGTGCTTCAGCTGAACCTCCAGCCATATCAGCGGCAAAGCCTAGTCTACTCATTTCGAAACCCCTTCCAATTTATTTATTGCAATATTAAAAATCACTTGATAACTGCGCATGTTCTTCTGCAAGTTTCCTTGTTTTAAACTTTTTTAATTCACCATGCCCTTTTGCAAACCAAAAACCACCATCTGGCCCAATCCCTTCAATAATAGCATACCCACCAATCCTAGTAACAATGCTTCCGTATACATTCAACACCGGATAAGCGTTCATTATTTCAGACTGGGCTTTAGCTCTGCCATTTTCAAAATGTGTTTTCATTTCTTTTCCTCCTGTGTATGTTTGTTGATTGGGATAATCTTTTAAGTTCAAACTACGGTGTATTTCAATTAAATCAATAACTGTGACCGTGTATTAAATTGTTTACTTATATTATGTTTATCTCGGAGCTTTTTCCCCTCGTATTACTTTATATACATAATCTAGCTCCCTGTGATCTGCCCCTGGAAAATTACTTTTCGTCTTTTGAAGCAGTCCGCTATTCCACATCGTATCAAAATCTTTTTTTTGTTTTTATATTTTTTGATTCAATTCTTACAAACTCTTCAATAGTTTGATTAATTAAACTGCCTAGCTTTTCACGCATTTTTTCATAATGTGAAAGAACAGCATTTATTACTTTATACTTACTCATTATTTCAGACTGAGCTTTAGCCCGACCATTTTCAAAGTATGTCTTCATTTCTTTTCCTCCTGTGTGTATGTTTGTTGATTAAGATAATCTTTTAAGTTCAAACTACGGTGCATTTCAATTAAATCAATAACTGTGAGACTGACCTTTAAATCCATCCAATTACACATCCCAGCCCAAACCGGCCTGCTTATCCACCACTCTTCATTCCAGGTACCTGGAATGAAGAAATACAATCCTTCGGGCCTGAGTAAATGAATGAAACCAATCTCCACGCCGGGGTTTACCCGGACGCCAGGCAGCAATATATTGAGCCCAGGCGCCATCTATATCATCCCTGCCTGGCAGAGGCTGGGGTAAGGTCCAGAGTAGTAGCCGGGCAAATATAAAAGCAAGAATATCATTATGTTCAATAGCCCTCATTATAGTCCCAACATCTGAAACACAATAATCCATTAGGGCCAAAGCCTTTTGGACGTGTTGCTGACTAGCAGGGTGCTGGAGTACAGACTTTACCCCATTTACCTCAAATTGCCAAAAACTCCGTGCTGGGCCATTCCCCATTTGCCTTCTCCGGGTAAATCCGCTTTCCTGGTACCCAATGGCAAGAACCATATGTACTGCCGGCGCAGTGTTCATAACTGCTGGTAATAATGTCAAGGCCGGGGCTATCAGTATTTCAGGGTTCATACTACCTCCCAAGGACTTGGGGCAGGGAAACGCTGGGCCATCCAGTCCTTAATTGCATAGGTAAGACCTGTATTGTTGTGATTGAAAAAAGTACAGCCTGCAAGTTTTTGTAACGCATCAGTATCTTCCTGGTGACCATTACGAAATACAAAACCCTTTGGTGGCTGCGCTGGAGCCTGAACCCCAACCATATTAAAATAAATATGAGTAGTGAGGCCATTACCAATATTCCAAGGTAATTTGGTCATGTGTTTCTTGTACGCCTGGACGTCAATCAAATACGGTATATGTGCCTCAAATACCCACTGAGGACGTTTAACCCTAGTACAACAATCCATAGTATCAACTACCCTCTGCCACCATCGAGAAGCCAACCGCTTTACATCAAGATGTTTCAAATTATGAGGATCTTCCGCCCATGGGCCAAGGTCTTTAAGGTCTATTTTCCGCATAACATATTGATCATCACTATTTATAACTAAATTATTTGATACTCCCGGCATATTACAAACAGCAAGGATTTTACGAATGATATTTGCGTCTTTTGCCCGGCAGGGATCACCCATAGGTACGTGTGTCACCCCAATAGTCCAATTCGGTTTATAGCCCACAAGGTAGATATTCCCCACCCAATCCTGGGCAGCAAGAGAACGCAGACTATACCGTAATTCCCAATCATCTTTGTCCTTGCTTTGATTAGCCAGGGGGTAAACGATATCAACCCTCATTATCTTACTCCTGCCAATAATTTCTGTAATACCTCAGCCATAACGCCCTGGCCACCAGAGGTAGCCAGTCTTATTACCGGACGGCCGCAATTTAAAACAGAGGAGTCAGCATTAGCAGGAGCAAAAGCAAGGGCAGCCCCCTTTATCATAGGTACATCCCACGCATCATCCCCAATTGCAATATAATTCTGATAACCGTTTTCCTTTTTATCCTTACTGATCAAAACCTTAGCCCCAACTTTGTTTGCAAAATGGAATATCCCAGGCCAGTCATCAGCACTTACTATTACACAATGATATCCAAGACCTACTAACTGCCTGATTGCCCGAACGTCACGGGTATGGAATCGTTTAAAAAGCTTCTCCCCATCACAATCAATTGTAAGTTGTCCGTCTGTCAGTACACCATCACAATCAATCAATATGGTTTCCCACGGGGTGGCCGGATACCCAAAGCGTTGAAAATCAGGAGCATAGTATTGAACAACCATGCCCATAGTTTCAGGACCATACGCATAATGCCAATCCCCAGCAGGGGAGGAATTCTCAACAGGGAGAATTCCCCGCATAAATGCCTGGACATCCTCCATATGTATACATGTTACCCCCTGGGGTAATTGACAATGTTGAGGAAGATAATGAATATCTGCCCTATCTAAAGGTATAGACAAAATTGCACGTATAAAAGCATCAAAAGGCATACCCTGGACTATGCCGTAACGTCTATGTCGTTTGGGATCAAATACATGGATATCAAGACTGTCCCTAACCTTATTTTTCCATAAGGAATATAAACGACTAAACGGATTACGCACGAGTGCAAAATTATAATATTCCTTGATGACCTTATTGGTCCAAGTATATAACTGCTCATCATGGGGATTCCCAGGATTAGGATTGCCCAGTACAGAACAAAGGTAGTGCTTGATAGCTGTACATGCTGCCTTTGGTATCTGCCAGTAGACTACCCGTCTACTATGTATTACAATTCCGGACATTAGAGTCTGACCTTTTTCAAAACAGTTATACAATCAAGAGCCTCAAACCTATACTCAGCCTGCCCCCATGGAATAACATCACTGCTTACAATCTCAAGCCCAGCAGCATTGACCCAATATTTAAACAAATCCTGGGTCATATGATTCCGAGCATGCGGATTATACGAAAAGGTTGGATTCTGGGTAGATAAGTTACTATGATGAAAAAAAGCATGCCCACCCAAGGTCAAGACTCTTTGTGCCTCATATATATAGGCACAAACAACCTCAGGACTGAAATGCACCATGGCATCAAAACAATATAACAGGGTTACAACTCCAGGATGACATGGAATATCTACCCCAGTCGTCCGGGTAAACCGCATACGCTGCGCCCTGCCGGCAAACCGTTTCCGACAAAATGTAATATTGTTATCACTCAAGTCAACAAGAGTAATCCGGCCAGCAAGGGGTAGGAACTTTTCAGAATTACGCCCATGACCGCAAGCAAGGTCAACAACATGGGTAAAATTACAGTCTTTAATCCTGGGCCAAATCAACTCATTCCACTGACAGTCCATCCGCTCCTCAGCTTGAGCATAATAGGGATTATCCTGCCAGAGGTCATACTGCTTTTGCGCTGATTGTTGAGGAATACTCATTTCCATATTAATTTTCTCCACCCAAGTCCATATTTTTGTCTGAGGGCAACCCTGGTGCTGGGATCTGTTGCCCGTCTCAACCTTGCTCTTTCAATTGTAATTGGATGATTATGACGGTTATGTCGAATATACGTATGTCCAAGTTGCTGTCCGTGATAAACTCCAATTTTATACCCGGCCTGAGTTACACGCCATCCCCAATCAAGATCATGTCCCCAATAGGGCATCCGCTCATCAAGGAGAAACTTCTTAAATACATCAACTCTGACAATCGGCGCTGTAAACTCTATAAAAGGAACCCCCCGAGTTTCATCAACACCAGCAGGCCGAGCATGAATATGATCACTTTCAAAACAAGGATGAACCGCTGCCCAACCACCCACATCCATTTCCCTAACCAATTTCTTCAACAGCCCCTCAGTCCAAGTTACATTCGTAACAAACCAGACATATTCAGTGGTAGGCAGAGTGTATTTTAAAAACCCAACATTAAGAGCATGCGCCAGACTACCTACACCCCGACGACCAACATAAAAAACAGGACAATCAAGAGCCTCAAGACAATTACGTGTCTTATACCAATCAGGCTCCTCATATACTACTGCAATTACAATCACTCTATTTTTCATAATGGGTACTTAGTATATTATCAATTTGATTAATCCAATATGACCAGCTATATTCCCGGATATAAGCCTGGCCATTAGTCCTTAACCTTGATTGTAATTCAATATCTGTTAAGACCCTGACTGCAGCCGTAAATAACCCATCCTCATTATAACCAACCCTTAGGCAATTATAATCATTGACCAGGTCATCATCACCGTAGTCAATAGCCCGAACAGGCACAGCACTCTTTGCCATAGCCTCCATAGGGCTACAACTACGGGCATCACAAATACTAGCCTTCAACAAAATTGAAGCCTCTTCATACAAGGTGTTAAGAACAGGCAAGCCCGGACAGCAATAATACCTATCAAGAACTGAATCATATTGTCCATCTAGGGGCAATTGTCCATAGGCTTTGATCTTATACCCCAAAGCCTTCAATCTCTGGGCAACTTTAGGGGCAATTCTCTGGGCATCCTTAGTTGGGTTAATAGCCTGCCAACCCTCCACCAATACTGTATTCCCAGGTTTTTCCCCACCAGTATAAGGTGGGAAATCAACTGTATTTACCCCATTTCCAACGTAATATACAGGCCCAGTTCTGCCCATTTTTTTCAACTCTTTGATATTCCACTGACTAATTGCTATAAGTGGATATCCTGTTAGGTAAAACCGTTTACATCTTGCTGCCCAATGGGGATTTCCCGGTTGGAACAGATGTTCCAACATTTGCATAAATACAAAACAACGGTCAGGCCGATCAGGATTGGTCAATAATTCAACATCATGTGGGCTACTGACAATCAAACAATTACAACACTTTAATAACTTGGGTGCTGTAATACGTTGTACCCTCCTATCAAGAGCAAACCAATCAAGCCGTTGCCGGCTCCGACTGTAGAGGTAAACCTTGTGAAAGGCAGACAACCTATTTGCCCACTCAAGAATTACCCTTATACCGCCATGCGGGGTAAACCCCGGTATAGTCAAGAAAATATTCATGTGGTCATCAAACACGGGGCTATGACTACAGAACGCAGTCTTAAATATTCTTGACCATAAATTGTCTTATTATACCATTCTTCAGTTTGATTATTACTTTGTGATTGAGCAAAACCAACAGATAGGCCCGCACCACTTGCACTCGTTATCTGTCCTGCTGCTGCCTTGATACCCCCTGTTGTACTACTACCAATAGCTGCTCTCAATGCCAGATTATGCGCCGCATCAAGGCCAATTGCTGTTTGATAGAAGTCACCCCACGCACTACTTGATAATAACAATTCTGCACGTGTAAGTTTATCCTCAACAATAACCTGAGACATAGTTGTAAACTCAGGGTAAAGGGCTATGAATTCAGCATATGTCATCTCTAAGTCCTCCTGGCTTAATAGCTCAAATAGGCTCTGTTCCCAAACTGGTTGAACAGAGCCCGTTCAACCATCAAACTCCAACTCAAACTCCCAGTCATCAAATTGTAATCGTTGCCCTCTTCTTTTGGCGAACCCTTGCCGTTGCCGGTGCCGCTTCCGCCAAGATTTGCTTTCCTTCATGCTCCTCATCCTGAAGATGTTCCGGCACTTCCGGGTGGGAGGTGGTGGAATCCAGCACGGGCACCGGACCCACCCTGTTGACCTCAGCCAGCAATCCATTGTCAAGGTAATATTGTACAACCGGCGATTTCTTGCGTGCTTCCCATTCTTCACGATCCACCGGGGTAACACTGCCGGGGGGCAGGCGCAGAGGGGGCACGTGTACTCCCCCCTGTCCCTTCCGGGGGAATACAATACCCCCGGTATGCTGATTTGCAACAAGCACGGTTGAAGACTTTTTAACTGCTCCGGGCTGTACTTCCCGTTGTCGTTTTGCATTTGCCATTTTAATTCTCCTGTTGAAATTAAACTACTAATTAGGGTTAAATGCCGTCCAGGTAAGCCATTGCCATCGTATACTTGACGTTAAAGCTGCCGAAAATATACTCAGCAAACATATCCACGCCCAGGGGAATCGGAACCGGCTGGGCCAGGGTATACGGCATCGGGAAGGGCAGAACAAAGTTGCGCGGATTACTCTCAAGAATAATCGCACGATCAACACCACCAGGACCCGCGCCAGTCAAATACCGCAGGGACTTGACATTTAAGGGTTTTCCAGTCTGGGCAGTGTAGATATTATTTTCAATGAGATACTTCAGGGCACTTACCGCCACACCCACAGAACCGGCGCCAATAACATGGGCCTTCGTCAACATGGCGAACTTGGCCGGGGGCAGGTAAACAGTATCAGGCAAATGAATGGTCTTGCTATTCACCCATACCGTTGTGATTGCGTCATTAATGGATTCAACCCAATCCTCAGGAGTGCCCGCAGACCACAGAGCAGCTGCTGTAATTTTATCCACACTGGGATAATCCAGGAAGGCCGCAAACCCAGCGCTGACATCACCAAAGAAGAACACACGCTCAACATGATAGTCAACAGCACGTTTCATAATCTCACCATAGTCCTGGGCGAGAGCTGACTGATAACCATACTGATACCGTCTGGCCTCAGCATTGGTCAGGGTTGCCCCAACCGCAGCGTCCAGAATAGGTACAGTTACCTGACCAACAACCTGGCCAACACGGGGGATATTATTAGGATCACCCTGAACAAACTGACCCTGGCCCTTAATATCCCTGGAACGGTAAACGTAATTCATTGCGCCGGGATTGATATCAGTCTTGACACTTCCTTCACCGATAATATCCCTCCACAAGATTTCAGGATACAGTGCATCATAAAACCCGGCCTCAACCTGGTCAAATACACTGACAATCAACTCAGTTGCAGTGATGTTACTCGCACCACCTTTTGTAAAATCGTAAGGCATTGTATTTCCTCCTTTTGCCGTTTATATTCAGTTATTGATATTAGAAGCTGCTTTCATCCGTGGGGGTAACACCAACAATAGCACCCACCATCTCAATGATAGCCAAACCACCGGCATCAGCAGCAGTAATCCATTTACAGTTAGTAAGGGCAACACTCACGCCCGCAGCACCACCACCCAGGGCAGACGGACTGAACTCACCCAGAGCATAAGAGGCATCAGCCGGGGCAGTAACAACCCAGTTAACACTAGCCGTCTGGGGATCAATAGCCTCAACAGCCTTTACCCAAATGCGGCCGCCTGACCGCTGGGGCCGCATATAACGTCCCTGGCGACCATTGGCCCAACCGGGAACGCCGTTTTCATCACTCTGACAGGCCTCATCAAACATAAGAATACCAGCAAAATCAGTAGCATCCTCACTACCAATGGGCAGGTATGCCTCAATATTAGGCAACTGCATTTTATACGCAGCCTCAGCAACCTGAGCAGTAACAATGCCACGCCCACAGGCAATACCATTGGTCTCACCGATGAAGATTGAATCTTTAGCATTGTTATCACTAGCAAATGCCTCCATGCCCGCAACAGCCTGACCGGGCTGATCAGTATATGCGGTCTGAACGGACCCCATGCTTGTACCTCTGTAACCACTTGCAAAAGTCATTTGTTAATCCTCCTTAATGGATTATGAACTTGTTTATATATTAATTGATAACCGGGCCAAGTTATTTCTTACCGCCAAAACCAAGGCGCTGATGGCCAGAACGATTCACACCATCCCCAGCAACAGTGGTTTCTCTCTTCATGCCGCTATTGAACATCTTTGCGCCGGCAACAGTACGTTTACCCTTCATGGAATTGCAGATCTGGTGCTGTGCCTTAAAAGAGCCACGAATCGCCTCAGGGGACATCCCCTCAGTATTAACACCCAGGGCACCGAGGACAGCTGTATGAAGTTTGGGGCCATGGAGTTTGCGCAGGGAGTTCATGAACTCCTTTTTCTTCTCCTCCGGCTCTTCCTCACCCTTCTCATTGAAGATAGCTGAGTTTTCAATGATTTCCTCAGCCTCTTCACCCTCAGCAATCATACCCTCAGCAGCGTGCTCAATGGTTTCCTCAGCAAGGAGCTGATCCAATTTTTCCTTGTAGACACTGAGCTGGCCCTTAAGTTCCTCAACCTGGCCCTGGAGTTCAGCAAGCTCAGCATTCTTGGTCTCAAGTTCACTCATGGTGGTTTCCAGCTTGGCTCCACTGACTTTGGACTCCTCCTCCACAGCAGTGGCCGTTTCCTCATCAGCATTAATAAACTTGCCGGTATTAGCCAGCTTTACCCGGAACAGTCGTTCACGAATTACCTTTACATCTTTGTCTTTGTCATCAGGCATTGTAGTTACTCCTTTGTTGTCTTGATTTTTTTTGTTCATGATTCTAACATCGCGGCCTGCACGTCCATGCCCAATAGGAAGGACTGCAACATGGTTATATTGTAACTGCTCTTGCCGGGCATCATATGCTTGACCGTTAAATTCTCCAGGTTCAAACACACTTTCAGCCAGGTAAGCTGCAGAGATTTCCCCAAGTTCCTTATTCACTACCTTATCAATTGTGCTCTGATCAGTAATAAGAAGTTCACACCATACATATCCATCCTGAACATAGGGTGTGCCCACTACGTGACCAACCGCATGCTGTTTAACCGTCTCAAGATCACACCAGGCATGATCCCCGGCTACTACCAGGGAGCCCTCCAAACTACGTAATGCAGCAGGGTCAGCAAGAGTTTCCCCACTCACATACATATTAATAACGTCAGGGGTATTAATAGGAAGTGAACCTTCCTCAAACTCTTGTACTGAATAGGGCATTACCCGCTCTGCTAATATGCGCGCCCGGCAGCGAAGAAAGCCATCAGGAGTTTTCTCCCACTTGGGTACTGGCTGCTCATCAATTACCAGGAATGAATTAAATATATGTTGCATGGTATTTCCTTAAAAATTAAAAGATTTTTCCTTTTTCCTTTCTTCCTCTTCAAGTTTATTCCGTTGTTTAATTAATCCATCCATTTCCTTTTGTAATTTATCAGCCTTAATATAATTTAATCGCTGTTTTTCCACATTCCCAGAAACAGTAAACTCTTTTGAAGCCCCAGAATATAGATTTTCTATTTGTTTTCTTAAAAACCTAATTTGAGTTTCTAATTTTTGCCATTCAAACTGATAATTATCATTCCCAAACCTGTTCCCCAGTTTATTCTGAATTTCAGCCTGAGCCAGGGCACAACCGTTTTCAAATGGGGTTTGAGAATTTTTCCATTTTATTACACCAGAACGCAAAAAAGAATCCCTATTCATTGCTCCTATACGCCCATCATCCCACTCAATATCTAAAACTTCCCCTCGTATATCCTTAATTTTAAATTAACCAATACCAACTAATTCTCCTACTTGTCCCTTTTTAATCACATTACTCATCACGCAGCCTCCATATATTTTAGTATTTGATCAATGTCAACAACCGGGGCAGCATGACACCGGCACTGAATATCCTGTCCAGGGTGGGTCTGGGGCATCTCAGCCTGACGTTTCTTCCACGTTTCCCCCCGGTCCTCACTATAAACTGTACTGTCATCCCACCGGCAGTACAAACCTTCCATTACGTAGTGGTTACCATGTGCTTTATTTCCCTGGGGATAGAGACCACCCGGCCTGCCTACAACACGCTCATCCCTTACCGTTTTCCAAATATACAGGGTAATGCCAACACTCTGCTGCCTGGCCTGGTTAAGATTTGAATTCAACTTCTTTGTCTGGTCACGGGCTATCAGCTTTGCCCGCCCATAGCTCACACTCCCAAGGTGTTGTATCTGTTCCGTCAGGCTCCTGCCCTCAGGAAGAGGGACACCAGTAAAGTTATCCCGTACTGACCGTGCTACCTGCCCAAGATACTCACTGGGAATACTTGTTATCAACCCCGCAGCGTCCAGGGAACTTACTGCAAGTACATCCTGAATAATAGGATCATCATAAAGGGCTGTGAGGTCAACGCCCAGACTATCCGCAAGGCCACGCATAAGTGCCGTCCGGGTCTGCCGGTCCATACTCACTTTCCAGGTGGTAAGGAAATCATCTGCAGCCAGTCCGTATTCGAATTCAGCCTGACGTAATACCTGATCAAGATAATCTGCTATAACCTGTGCGTTTACCCCTTCCTGCGCATATTGTTTCAGGCGTTCTGTTGCCGGTAGTAATACCCGCGCCCACAGGGCTTCAAGCTGCTGACGTAGAATACGCTCAGGACTAGCAGGACTTTTTACGCCCTTAACCCTGCGCGGGGTACGCCTACGTCTTTCCAGCTTCTCAAGTTGTTTATGGTCAAGTAAAATTGGCATTAAAACCCTAATCGCTGTAATGGTGTTCTTTTATTCTGTTTAGGTGTCCTTTTAATACCCAAAAGGGCGCGGAAAAAATCATTAAAACTAAATTTACACACCCACCACCAATATGATCTTATATTTTTAAACCCTTTTGAGTAGATTTTATGTTGCGCAGTAACTGTTTCTTTTTCTATTCTTAAAAAATTAGGAATTGTTAATTTAGATGTTCTATCAATTAAATTTCCCATTAGATACTCTCCATTATACTAATTTGTTTCGTTTCTCCGGGGTTTTTACCCCCAGGGCAGGCTACCCTATAGGGGGCACCCTAAAAACCCCGTAGCGGGGCAGACAAGTGGGTTCTCACCATTACTTCTTACCGTAGGGTGCGTGCGTATTTCCCCCGGTAAGCCAACCCCTAAATTCCTGAATATGCGCAGGGGTAATTCCACCAATCCGGGCCTCACCCTGACCATCACTAAATGCTGATACATAAAGCTCTTTCGCCTGCAACATTGACAGACAGCCAAAGATAACCTTATGCTCATCAAACTTCTTGCTCTGGGGATCTTGCTGGTCAACTACAAATACCAGCTCACTTTCCTCATGGGGGCCAATATAGGCATCTACGTGATCACCATCAGCACCCTCTGTCCTTCGCACATACCCGTAATGAGCCGGCAGAATACTTGTCCAAGATTTCCCAGCACTATCTTTTCCCTGGCGTTCACTTCCCTGGGGGTTCTCAATACTGAAATCAAGGCCATGAAGTTTCAGATGATGTTTCTTATAATTCCCTGCATGCTGCTGTCCCTCAGTAGGCTGGGGAAGTCTATCAAGATAAATTGAGTTCTCAACTCGTTCCAGCCGGTCATAGTAATCCTGACGCTCACGCAGATGATCCAGAACTACCTTAGCCACCTTTACCCGGTCACCACCCAGGGTACCCAAATGTTCCATTTCAACAGCAAATCCCTTTTCAAAGGCCTGGCGGTCAATATCATCAGGGTTGGACGCGCCCGCAGCCCGGAGAAGTAGTCCAAGAGCATCCATGTTATTTACCCGGATGCCGTTCCGTAATTTCTGAATTTCCTGACCGACATTAACCTGATTATTATCAGTCTGTCCGACAAGACCAGTACGGTCAACAATACTGATATCGGTTTCATCCAAGGTCACACTCAGACAGCCCTTGGCATTAATTTCCTCAATGGCCTTATCCTCTCCAATCAGACCCTCAGACAGGAGTTTCATCACGTTATCAATTCTTGCCGTTGCAGTCTGACTCTCTTCAAGATCGCTCTGATTCCAAAGTGGGGGGAACTTGAAAACCAGATTTTCCCGTTCTTTAGGCCACTGACTTGGAAACATATTGTAGCCCAGTACGTCATATACCCGGCGCAGATTAGGTTCAATCCGCTGTTGCTGATAGCTATCAATTACATTATAATAATTCTCAAGATCAGACTCACCCGTAGCATTTAAACCGCCAGGGGCTTGGCCAAGAAAACGGGTTGCCGGAATATCACTTGCCGCGCTCAGAATCTGGATAAAGGTAAGGATCAGCTCAGGTACACTACCAAAACTTGCACTATGTTGTTTAATGTCAACACTACGTCCGTCAATAACAGCAGCTCGGTATAAACTCAGCTGATTAGATATTTCCTTTACCTTCTCAATTGCAGCCTGACCTGAGGTTGTCCCCTGAAGATCAATTAGGCCCTCTATGGCTGCAATTACCGCATTATTCATCTGAATAAGCTGGTATGCCGCCTGCCGGGTACCAACAGCCTTAACAATATCATCCCAGACCGGAGCAAGTTTAGAGGGTCCAAAGCCAGCCAGGTTAGATCTAAAATTATTAAGTGCAAAATCATAGGGGTCAAATAGGGGCTCCCCATCCCATACCAGGCAGCGACTAACGTGTACAACATTACTATTGACCAGGAATGACTCAGGCCGCATGTAGTGTTCACTCAGGGGGTCATTACACCACCGGATGCGTGCAATACGACTTATAGGTACAGCATTCAAAAACCGCAGGGCCTGCCCATCCCT